GCCAGGGCCGCTGCCTGGGACGCTGCCTGGGACGCTGCCAGGGCCGCTGCCTGGGACGCTGCCAGGGCCGCTGAATTGCGCAAGGCAATCACCCGGGCCATCGAGTGGCTCGGCGACTACGCAGACGGGTGGGAGCCATGACCGCCAACATCGACATCACCCGGATCCACGGCTCCGCGCCGGGAATCATGTCCGACCTCGCCGACACGCTGCAGACTCCGGCGCATCACGCTACCCGAGAGCAGTTGCTCGATCTGGCGGCGGTTCTGATGCGCGGCAAGGTCGTACTCGACTGCCCGGAGCACGTCGCGGCGGTCTGCAGGCTGCTGGTCGAGGTGGTCGAGCCTGACCTGCGCGACGCCACAGAGGAGCGAGACGAGGCCCGGCTGCAGCTCGAGGAACTCCGCCGCATCCACGAGCAGACCCAGGCCACCGAGCGCATCACGCATCGTGCCGCGGTCGAGGCATGCCGACAGCTGCAGGTCGCGCGGAGCCTTGCCGAGGCGTACCAGGGCCGGGCGCGCGGACTCGAGGCCGATCTACGGCGGATGCGTGACGAGTTGGAGGCAGCGCTCCAGGCCCACGAGCAGACGATGGAGCGCGTGTTGGCGCTCGAGACCGCACCGACGCAGCGGGCGCTCGAGTCGGCGTGCCGGGCCGTGACCGGGCGCGGATATGAAGAGGTCAACGCGGAACTGGACACCGTTGTGGTGGACCCGGAGGAATCATGAGACAGATCATCGATGGAGAGGTAGTGGAGGCGGATCTCTCAGGTGTGGAGGTCTACCTCGGTAACGAGTACACCGGCGGCGGCGGAATGCGCCGCACGGAGTCCATGACGCTCAGCATTCCGCTGGCGCGGGCGATGCGCGACATGCTGTGCCAGCTGCCGCTCGGTGACGCGGATGTGGTGCTCGAGACCGACGACGGCGGAGTGCATGTGGCGATCGATGCTCCCGAGGACGCGGAGGAGACCAGATGAGCGATAACACGACTGAGACGTGGAAATCGATCACACTTCCGAAGTGGCTGTGTGAAGCGATCGAGTCCTACTTGGATACCGATTGGAAGGATGGTCGTGACCCAAGTGGATTCGGTGCGATGAACGCGGTTTGGTACATCGGCGAGCGTATCGCGGCGGTCTATGCCTCCTGTCGCAGGGTGGAAGAGGTGACCAGGTGAACGAAAAACCGAGCATCGCGGAGCTGCAGCGCGAGATGCTGCCGCTCGTCAGGCACGCGGACTGGATCGGTCAGGCCGCGTGGGAGGACGCGAGGGATTCGCTGGTAGACGCCGCGCCCGTGCTCCTGGAGATCGCCGCGGCGGCGCTGGCGTGGTCAGGAGCGCGTACGCACGCCGAGTCATCCGCAGCGTCAGGTGTGCTGCTCAATGCCATCGCCAAGGTGCGCCCATGAGCGACAGCGACAGCGACAGCGAGAAGCCGAGCATCTCGGCGCTTACGCTTGCCGCGCAGGTCGCTTTCAACGTCACGGTCGGCCTCTCGGCGCCGCATACCGTCCGGCTCAAGCCGGAAGTGCTTGCCGTGCTGCTGGAGATCGCCGCAACCGGCATCGAGTGGTCGGAGGCGGAAGATGCGCTGGCAACCGCTTCCGGTCTGTCGCGCGTACGTGCTGCGGTTCGTGCAACCCGGGCGTTCGACATGCACCGCGCCGCACTCGCCAAGGTGCGACCGTGATCGACACCTCCGACGGCTACGCTCGCTGTATCGTCTACCGAGACGGCCAACCGTGCACCCACGCGGTTCGCGTCAGCCATCAACCAGCCGTTCAGCTCGAGCGGCGATACACGGCCGCGGAGCACGTCGCTCTGGCGGACCTGATCAGGAGAGCATCATGAAGCGCGAAGTCCTGCCGCCACGTCACCCCGCTTCGGTACGCGCGGTCGGGTTTGCCGCTGGGGTCGCCATGGTGTGGCTCGCCGCAGCTGGCGCTGTCTTCGGGGTCGCTGACTGTGCATCTTCGATCGCCGAGCACCGGCGCGCGGCGATCCTGGTCCCGATGCCGTGCGAGCGCGTGCGATGATCGTCATGGTCGGAATCGTCTGCTTCGTGGCCGGGTTCATCTACGCTGGATTCATCCTCCGTCCGCGCCCGTCTCGCCTCTCCATCAAGGAGGCGCTCCGCAAGAAATGATTCTGCTGGTCTCGGCACGCTGGGCGCTCCACCCTCCTCCCCGCTCGCCCGACGACCAGCACCTAGCCGACGACAGGCGTACCGCGCGTCTCGGGCAGAGCACGCGGATCCTGGTTCGATTCCAGGCGTCGGCACCGACGGAAACAACCACAGGACAAGCAACATGAGTGACATCGCAGCTGGAAACTGGAAATGCAAAGTGATCGACGGATTCTTCGGTGACGTCGAGCAGCGCATCGGCGTGTGGCTTCCGACTGTGCGGATCAACATCGAGATCACCAACGACGGTCCACACAAGGGCCAGCGATACTCCTACGAGGAAGCGGTCGATAACAAGCAAGCACCGTATATTGCGCGGACGCTGAAGGCTGTCGGCTGGAAGTGTCGGAAGATGACCGACGTCGCCGCCGATATCGCAGAGTGGGTCTCCAGGACCGGCGGTGAGTCCACGGTCGAGATCAAGCACATCGAGATCAAGCGCGGGAAGAAGTTCGACACGTGGGTAGCGGATGGAGCCAAGGGATCCCCGCCGGTATGGGTCAAGGTCGGGGCGATCGGCCGCGGTCCCAAGCCGCTCCGCGAGTCGACACAGGAAAACCTTCGAGACGCCGACGACGCGATGCGTGCAGCGCTGGCCGAGGACGCCGGACGGGGCGGCGGTTCTGGGTACGACGATGCTCCGCCGCCGAGTGACGAGGATTCGATTCCGTTCTGAGGACCACCATGAGCAACGAAGAAACCTCCCTGGCTCGCCAGGTCACCATCATCGCGCCGCGCACCCTAGAAGAGGTATCGACGCTTTCCGAACGGATCAGCAAGTCTGGCCTCCTGCCAGAGGCGCTCCGCGGCAAGGTCCCGGAGGTCATGATGCAGATTATGGCCGGCCAGGAACTCGGTCTCGCCCCCATGGCCTCGTTGCGGTCGTTCTCAATCATCGGTGGCAAGCCCGTGATGAGCGCCGACGCAATGGTCGCCGTCGTGCTCGGCAGCGGCAAGTGCGAGTACTTCCATCGCGTCGGAGAGGGCACCGACAAGAGCGTCACCTACGCGACGAAGCGCCGTGGCCGCGAGGAGCAGCGGTGCACGTGGAGCATCGAGATGGCCAAGACGGCCGCGCTGAATATGAAGGACAACTGGCGCACGTTCCCGCGTGCGATGTTGGCCTCGCGAGCGAAGTCCGAGCTTGCGCGCGACGTCTACTCGGACATCCTCGCTGGGATCTTCACCGCCGAGGAGATGGAGCGCTCGTCTCCGTCGGTCGTTTCTGAGCAGATCGACGATGCGGAGATCGTCGAGGCAAGATGGTCAGAGCATCCCAAGGCGATGGCCAACACGGTCGCCAAGGGGAGAGCGATCGACACGATCATCGGCGAGGCGGCGCAGCAGATGTTCGAACCAAGCGACTACCCCGAGATCTCCGAGATCGAATCGGCCACCACGATCGAGGCATGCCGAGAGGTGGCCGGTCGCTTCGCGAAGCGTGGGCTCAAGCCGGGCCACCCGGCCTACGAGGCCATCAACGTGCGGTACAAGTCGCAGGTGGCTGCTCTGAAGGTGCGTGCCTCGGGTTCCGCGGACGCGACCTCGAGTGGCTCCGCGCCGCCATCCGACGCAAGCACGGTGGGTGAGGCGCCATGATGCTGACGTTCGGATACCGTGTCATCGAGCACTACCCTGATGAACCACCGGAGCCGTTCGGTGGATACGAAGGCAGCCCAAACGTGAAGGCCGGAGACATGATTCAGCTGAAGTGGCTCGATGGACGGGACGCCTACAAAGCCAAGGTCGTTTCGCGAGACGAGATGACGCTTCACGTGGAGTCGGTGCCATGAGCGACGACCTAGACAAAGAAATCAAGATGATGGAGGAAGAGGGTTACCAAAACCAGCGCTGGCGGTGCGGTCTTGCATGGCTTAGGGAACTGCGTCATCGGCGGCAAGCGTCGGCAGCAGTTGACGCCAGGTGCGACTGGCGCAGCTTGTTCGTGTTCGATCCGGTTACCGGTGTGACTTCTCTGCAAGCAGGAAACACCCTTGACGACGTCGCTGAACGGCTGGCTGCATATCACCTGTCGATGGCCGAGTCGGAGCGTCGTACGCCATGAAGGTGTTCATTGTCGTCTGCCACGACCGCCATAGCGGAGACGCCATCACCGTTCACGCGACACGTGCCGGCGCTGACGATCGACTCGAAGAGTTCAGGTCGTTCTTCAGCGCCATCGATCATCAGTGGACCGAGCGCAACTACGGCCGCTCTCAGGGATGGGTTCGCTACGTCGAGACCCACGACGATGGGCCGCGCGTCAGGATCCAGGAAGTCGAGCTGATGCCATGATCCGCCCCTCGTTCTCCTCCGTCGAGCGCATCCTGGCCTGTCCCGGATCTGCTCACCTGCCGCAACACGACTACCGGACTGATGCCGCCACGGCTGGCGACGAGCGCCACGGCGATGCCGAGGCAGCGGCCGTGCTCGGGGCGCACGAGGATCTACCGTGGCAGGTCCGCAAGTTGCTCGAACCCGGCGATGTTCTCGCGGCGGAGTGCGCGATGGCCATCGACGTCAGCGACGACACCGCGCGCGCGCTCGGCCACATCGCGTGGCGAGACTACAGCGGACTCCGGCCGTTTGAGATCCCGGGGACGATCGACCTGAACGTCGCCAACGAGCGCCGGATCCTCGTCGTCGACTACAAGGGCTTCGAGCCCGTCACCCCGGCCGCGGTCAACCCGCAGCTCGCCAGCGGGGCTCTTGCGATGGCGCGCGCGTCGGGGCGAGACGAGGTTGACGTGGCGATCGTCTACCTCGGGGCGTCATGGAAGCCGGCCGACGTCGCCACGCTCGGAGCGCTCGAACTCGACATGCACGCGGCTCGGCTGCGCGAGATGATGACGTCCACGGACCGGACGCTCAACGTCGGACCGTGGTGCAAGTACTGCCACGCGTTCACGTCCTGCCCGGAGCAACGGCAGCTTGCCGAGCAGGCTGGTGGCGGCGCGCTGGCGGTCCGCGTCGAGGCGATGATGCCGTTCCAGGACGACGGCGAAGCGGCTCAGGTGTACGACCTGTGGCAGCGCGTGAAGGTGCTCAGCAAGCGCATGGGCGACGCGCTGCATGCGCGAGCTGCAGAGCGGCCGATTCCGCTCGGCAACGGCAAGATGTTCGGACGTCACCAGAAACTCGGAAACGAGAAACTGGATGGCGACGTCGTGTACGCCACGGTGAAAGCGCAGTTCGACCAGGACACCGCAGATGCGGCGGTTGCCCGCGTAGCGACGAAGAAACGTCTCGAGCACGCCCTAAAGGGCAAGCGTGGAGCCATGAAGTGCGTGCTTGATGCCGTACGCGAAGCAGGCGGCGCGACCCGGGCCGCCACCACGACCATCGAAGAGTACGACCCAACGCCGAGGCTGGTCTCGGCGGAACCGGAGGCTGGATTATGAAGAAAATCGTTACGATCCGACTGACCGAGGACCGTACCATCGACGTCATGGCCGACGTATTCGGCCAGTGGGCGGCGCACCCACGGCTCGCGCTGAACGGGTTCGCGGTCACTCACACCCCGACCGGCATGGCGATCGATTTGTTGGCCGCTGACTTGGTGTACCTGGATGCCATCCGGATCTGCAATGTACTCAACTATCGCGGTGTCGAATTCGTCGACGATGCTGGGTTCTCGGAGATGAAATGGCTCGTCGAAGCGACGGTTGCGGAGGTGCTGGCATGTTGAGCGACGACGATCTCCGCGCCATCATCGCAGAGCACGCGGCGATGGCCGCCGACAGCCCGCTGCGCAACGAGCGCTCGCTGGAGATGGCTGAGGAGTTGCTGCAGCGGCGCCGCGCGTTTGCGCGCCAAGTTTCCGGAGAGCGGTGCCAGAACATGTCGCCTGGATGGTTCACTGGGCGATGGAGAGATTGGCACCGAGGTCACGGCTGCGAACTGGACGACGGAGAGCCGGTTTCCGCGAACGGTGCCGCGATGATCGCAAAAGGGATGAAAAAACCATGACAATCGACGCCCCAAGCGAGGTCGCCACGCTAACGATCCAGGTAGCCAATCTCCAAGAGCGCGTCGACGCGCAGGCCGCGCTGATCGATCAGCTCGAGTCGAGGATGACGTCAGAGCTTGGGCAGCGAGCGCTGGTCGATCAGGAGCGTGATGCGCTCTCTGCGCAGCTGGATGATGCCGTGCAGTTTGGCGCCGCGCTGGTGGCGGGTAAGGCGCTGAGGTCTACCGCACACCGCGAGACCTCCGCCTCGATCTCCGCGTGGCAGGACGAGACGTTCGGGCCGGCCACGACGACATATGACCGTGTCGTTCGCAGCTGTCGTGTGATGCGTGTCGCGTTGTTACGCATCCGACACGCCGACCTCACCATCCCCCGACCGAACCTCTCCCGCGCCATCCGAGCTGCCGAAGAACTGGCCGAGCTGATCACGCTGCTCGTCAATGACGACGCTGACCCGAAGGCTCCCGAGGAGTGCGCCGACGTCGACATCGTGCTGCGCGGCATCGACCGGTTCCACGGCGTGGAGCGTGCGTCGACCGTCGACGCGAAGATGGCCAAGAACCGCGCGCGTACCTGGCAGGTGTCCGGCGACGGACACGGACAGCACGTGGAGGGAGAGCCGTGACCATCGAGGGTCCGCGTCGCGTCCCGCTCTCATCGAGAGCGATCGCTGTGTGGATGGCGTCATGGTTCCACGTCGCGGGAAACTGGGGCCAGGTGTTGCTGTGGGTCGACAAGATCATGGCTGAGACGTCATCTCGACAAGGAGAAAACTGATGTGCGAACACGACGATACAACGCTGTACGTTGACCCCGAGACCGGACTCCCGTTCTGTCGTCGGTGCGACGAATGCTTGGCGTTCATGTCGCTGGGACCGAGCAACGACTCGCCGCCCGAGGTCCGCATGGAGATCCGCGCCGCGGAGATCCTCGAACCGGAGTTCGACGGCGAGATGTACTTCGTGCGGTGGGTGCCGCGCCAGATGTATGCGTCAGAGAACGCAGCGTTCTCTGCGGCGTATCGCGGCGAGCCTGGCCCCGGCATGCCTCGCCGCGGCGCGGCCGGCTGGCTCGCCTGGGAGATCAAGAGCGACGTCCGCGAGGACGACCACCGCCGTGAGTACGCGGCAGCGGCTGCCGTGCGGCACCTGGGACTGACGCGACAGCAGGTCGCTGAACATCAGGCTGCAGCTGACCGGATCGAGGACGCCATCCGCTACGAGACGCAGCGTGCCGCCGAGCCGGACTGTCGGGATGAGGATGATGAACCGGTCGAGTGTGCGCTCGCCGACCTCTCCGACGGACTGATCGGCGACCCCGACTGGCAGGCCAAGGTCTGGGAGCGCATCGGCCGCGGCACATGCGCCATCGACGGCTGCAACGAGCCGATCGCAGAGGATGCTCTGTGCGCGGGGCACCAGCCCGCGGTTACCGAACCGGCATGCGCGATCCTCGGCTGTGAGGAGCCGATCGCCGAGTCCTCGGCCATGCGCCTGTGCGCGGGGCACCAGCCTGGTGCGGTGCAGGCTGCGATCGCGCACCCCGACACGCTCGCGGCGCCGCCGATGCCCTGGCCGCCGAACACCGGATGCGATCCGGAGGATGCGTCGTGAGCGCGCGAGCTTGGATACCTGGTCCGCCGCCCGGCCGCGGCCGGTACTGGGTAGTCTGGCGCCTCAAAACCGGCACACGCGTGGAGCCTGTCGAGATCAGCCCGGCACTGCTCTACTACAATGATCCGAGAGCCGACCTATTGATCAAGATGATCAAGGGGTCGGCATATGAGTTCTCCACGAATCGCGACGACATCACGCACCACATGCCGCTCGACCCACCGGAGGCACCATGAGCAAGAAGCTCGACCTCGAGAAGCGTGCAGACCTCAGCGTCCGCTGGTCAAGGCGCGAGCGGGCACTCGTATACGCTGGAAGCAAACCGACTGGCGGGCTTCTCGCGCTGTTCGTCGAGGGCGTGAAGTTGATCGACGCCTATGGCATGCGCCACGGCCTGGCTGCGAAGATCCATCGGCCGGACCCGAGCGATGAGCGCACGCTCGCGCAGGAACTCGACACGCGCGGCTACGACCTGACCACGTTGCGGATCTCCATTCGCAGGAAGCCTGGAGCAGCAGCGTGAGCACGAAGCTCAACCTCGACGACCTCGAGCGCAAGGCGCGCGCGGCCGATGACGCCGTAGAGATCCCATGGTGGAGCCCGGATTCTGCCCATCTCGATCATGCCGGTGTGTCAGCCGCCGACCGCGAACACATCGCAGCCAACAGCCCGCCGGTGACGCTCACGCTGATCGCAAGGATCCGAGATTTCGAGGAGATCCTGCCGAGGGTCGCCGACGAAATCGAGGCATGGGTGCAGAGCGAGTCGCAGTACGACGACTACACCTGCGATCCCGGCTGGAAGCTGGCGGAGCAAGTCCGGGCGCTCCTCGCCAAGGGCGTGGTCCTGCCATGATGGGCAAGCCGCTCCGCGTCTACAAGACCCGCCGCAAGCACCGCCTGTGGCAGATGCTGGCGCGCGACCGCAGGCGCGACGCCAAGTTGTGCATCAACAGCGAGAAACACGGACCGGCGACGCACGGCTGCCGGTGCGCGGCGTGCGATGCGACGCACAGGAGGACAAGATGACCGCCGCACGCAAACTGATCGCCGAGGGGCGCAAGCACGACGAGGCGTTCGATGACGAGGACGGCAACTGCATCTCCTGGCTCCGCAACAACCTCCGTGCCTTGCTCGACGGCTACGAGGCAGCGCTGGACCAGATCAAGTCCGACCGCGCGCTGATCGACGAGCAGTGGCGCGAGCTGGCCAAGCTGCGGGGAGCGGCGAAGCCATGAAACTCCTCCGCGCCACCGGAGCCGAAACGCAGCGCTGGGCTCCACAGATCTGCACGGACGCTGCCCGATGTCCGCGATGCGGCGCCAAGCCCGGAGATCGCTGCGACACCGATCGGCCTCTCCACCTCGAGCGCTGGGATGCGTGGGCAGCGGCTGGGTTTCCGGAGAGGACACCGTGAGACCTCGCATCTTCGACCACTTCACCGGCGATGAGGCTGAGGACGCCCGGTTCTCGAAGGTCGCGCGGCAGATGCAGCGGTCGCCAGGATGGTTGGTCGTGCCGATGCGCGATGAGCCGGCCGCGGTCAACGGGGAGATCGCAACCGGCCCCGTCGCACTCCTGGACCGTGAGATCTCCGACGCACTCGCGGTCGCGGACCGCAAGGAGCGTTGCCTCCACGAGCACGGATACGGCTGTGCTCGACCGGAGTGCGGCCGCGCGCCCAGCGGGCCGATCATGGGACTCTTGCCGTGACCCGCCTCCACCCCGATGACATCGAAGCGATCGCGACGGCGGTTGCAACGCGGCTCCGCTCCGGAACAACCTCCGAGGCCACATGCGCAAGCGAGCACACGGACCGTACCGCCACGGAAGAAAATGGCGCGTCCACTTCGTCAGCGTCGGACCCCGGGGAGATCGGACGACGACATATGAGATCTTTGCTTCGAGGTCAGACGCCCAGAAGTGCTACGACGACGCCACGGACGAGGCGCAAGGCATCACCGTGATATCAGCGATCGCCGCCTACCTCGAAGCCGTTCGTGCGCGTGGAGCCCGGCCGCTCACGATGCTGGCGTACGAGGGTCGCCTCAACCTGTTGCTCGAGAGCTACCTCAAGCGCCCGCTCCGATCGATCCAGCATCGCGGCGCCGAGCTGTATGCAGCGGCTGTCGTCGGTCGATCTCCTGACGCACACCAGAACCTGCTCACCGCGGGCAGATTGTTCGGCAAGTGGTGCCTCAAGCAGAGGTGGTTGCGCGCGAACCCGTTCGCCGATGTGGAGGCTATCGGCCGGCGCGTTCATGGAGCGGACAAGGTCCGCCTGACCGTGGACGAGTCCCGCAAGCTCGAGGCGTGGTGCCTGGCCCATCCTGACGACCAGGGTGCCGTGTTGACGCTGGCGTACCTCTACCTCGGGATTCGCAACAGCGAGTTGGTTGCCCGCGACATCCGCGACCTCGACGACAACGGCCAGCTGCTCTGGATCGGCCGCACGAAGTCGACCTCCGGCCGTCGCAAGTTGCGCGTTCCAGAGGCGCTTGGCGCGCTGCTTCGCGAGCGCTGCGATGGACGGCCTGGCGATGCGCCGATCTTCACCGGTGACCGGGTGGCGCGGATGCCGACCTCGGCTGCACTGAGTCACGTCCGTCGCGTCTGCGGCGAGGCCGGGGTTCCTGTCGTTCCGCCACAGGCCCTGCGCCGCACCCAGTCCTCGCTGGCCACCGAGGCAGGCGAGACATCGCTCGCTGTGGCGAGGCACCTGGGGCACGCGAGCGCGCAGGTCGCAGCGACAAGCTACGTGGACCGCGACAGCGCGGCAGACGCCCAGGGCGAGCGGGCGCTGAGGGTCATCCGGGGCGGCAAGGCGTAGCTTGGAAACCACTTGGAAACCACTTGGAAACCGCGGGCAGATTTGGTGCGATTCCTCGTCGATAAACCCACACGAAGCGAGAACTGCTTGTTCTCCTGCTTGCGATGGTGTGGATGATGGAAAGATTTCCACGATCGACGAGGATTTTCAGGAAACCACGCGTACGTCTGGCGGTCTCGGGTTCCGCGCCAGACGAGAAAACTGCGGAACCCGAGAGGAGACATAGGAAGATGTCACATGACCCAGGCGATGAGGATCGAAGCGTCGATCACTACTGCGAAAATTGCGGCGACCCATTCGACGACGCCGCCGAGCGATCCGCTGTCAGGCTGACGTCCGGTTGGCGCCCGTGTCCGAACCCATCGCCGGGGCGCCCCATGGTCGACTGCGGAGTCGGAGGCCACATGTACACCGCTCAGAGGCCACGATGCAGCTAACCCCTGACCGCATCGAGCGTGGCAGGATTGCCCCCATGACCGACATCGACAGCATCAGCGACGCGCCGTGGTCGCGATACGAATGGTCTGGAAAATTCGTCACCGCCGACGGGGCGCCAACGGACGACTTCACGCGCGAAGACGTCGAGGAGATATTGGCCTTCGGGACGACCGGGGACTATTGGGACGGCGAGACGGCGGGCGTTGCCCGCCTGAAGGACGGTCGCATCATCGCCTGGGAGTCGTCCTACGGGCCCATAGGTAGCGGGTTCTGTCACGACGCATACGGCGGAGATGCGAACATCATCGTGGCTCGCACGGTCAATGCTGCGCTGAAATACATCAGCGAAAAGGCTAGAGAATTACTAGGGGATGTGACCCCAGTGACCACCGACCGCCTCACCGAGCTGGAACGCCTCTATGCGCTGTCCAAGCAGCCCGGCCCCTGGACGTCCGAGCACTGGTCCGCGCTGTTCGAATGCCGTGATGCCGTACCCGAGTTGATCGCCAGCCTGCGCCGGCTGGTCACGATCACCGATGAGGCGTTCGGACCGTTCCCGGTCGAAACCATCGAGGGGACCATGTCACGGCTCGAGCGCGGCGTGTTCGAGCAACGCCAGCGGATCGCGGACCTGGAAGCGCAGATCGCACAGAACGCTGCAGGGATCGACGTGACCGAGGAGCACCTGAGGGCGAGGATCGCCACCCTTGAGGATGCGCTCAGCCAGGGCGTCGATCTCGCCGATGACGGCCTCGACTGGCGCGCCGAACGGTGGAGAGACCGCGTGAGCAAGCTGCTCGACCAACCTGCTACAACCAAGGGACCGACATGAGCATCTATGAGCAGATCTGCGACGACGCACTCCAGCGGCTTGAGCGCGGAGAGAGGCTGGACCAGCTGGTGTACTTGGCCAACCCAGCAGATGTCGCCGACCTTTTCCATCCAGGGGCCACGAAAGGTAAGGTCAACGCGGTGGCTGGGTATGTGGAGGTCATCGCCGGCCCCAGTTGTCCGCGCGGCACGGTCCACGCATGCTGGCGGTGCAAGTGCGGGGCGTTGTTCACGGACAATCGGAGCCGACTCGGGAAGTGCGAGGCGTGCCTGATGCGACGCGCGGCCGGCCTCAGCCGCATGCTCAAGGACATGCCGCGCATCCACAAGGAGGTGACGCCCCATCTTGATTTTCAGGGCGAGCGGCTCGCATGGCCCGCCCCCATGACGACCGCTCCGGCCCCCAACGAGCCACAGAAGCTGTGTCCGCTCTGCGGCAAGCTTCGTCCGTTCTCCACGGTTGTCATGAGCGGAACGTCCGTCGAGGTCATCGGCTGCGAGTGCGTCAGCAGCAAGTGCATGATGATGGCCCCGGCCGTCGACCCGCTCGACGTCGAGTACGATGGCGTTACGCTGCGCGACCTGTTGTACCTGGACGCGGATTGGCGTCTCGAGATGCGCTTCATCGGCCCCGGTGGACCCGGTCGCATGCTGTCCCCCGCCCAGCGCGCCGCCATCTCCGCGCACTGGTCCGCCGAGCTGCGCGCCAAGGTCGCCGCGGCCAGGGAGCATGAGCGGTGCCAGTTGGTGCTGGATGTCGAGGACTGGCCGTGAGCACCGCCATCGAGTGGCTCCTGGTCGGTCTCGCCAAGGGTGCCATCGCCAAGCACATCTGCGGGGGTCACCTGATTACTGGCCGGCAGATCGAGGCGCTTGGCGCTGACATCGGCAGCATCTGGGTCACCTGGAGCACTCTGTGAGCGATCCGCCGCCCGTCGGCTGGGTGCGTTGCCACGGCTGCCATGGCGGGCTCTCGCCGCACCACAACGCCAGACGAGACTCATGGGGGCACACGTTCTGCATCGCGTGCTTCATGAGAAAAGGCGAGGAATTCAGGATGCTTGACGACTACCGGAAGCTCATGGCAGAGCGGCTCCGCTGACTCGCCACCATCCGCAGCGATTGGTTCTTGACCGCGCGCAGCGGATGGTTATAGTAGGGGCATGAACAAGAACAACGAGACGCCGATCTCCGACACCGAGATCCGTCAGCTCCGCACCGAGTCCGCCGCGCAGGGCGACCACGCCCAGGTCCTGATCTGCGACCTCGCGGTCGGTGACGTGATCTTGGATGAGGACACCACGCTCGAGTCGCTCCAAATCGCATCGTTCCTGTCGGCCTCGGACCGGCGCCGGATCGCCGCGATGACCGGGGACGACTACTAAGATGCGTGCGAGATGGCGATCGACGCGGCACGCGCGCAGGAGGGCAAGTAGTCATGGCGACGCTCAAGGAGCAGATCGAGACGCTGGAGCGCACATGGGTGCTCGTGGGGACCAACGAGGGGACCTACGGGCCGGCGGCGGCGCAGAAGGCAACCGGCAGCGGAGACCCAACCGCGAACAACTGGAGGATCTACGAGAGCGTCGGTACCGGCCACCGTCGTCTCGAGGGGATCGCGATGGGCGACGCCCCGGGCTACGCGCGGTGGTTCGGATCAGCAGAGCTGAGTGCCAAGCGCACCGAACTCGAGCGGATGCGCGCCGAGTTCCGCAAGATCAAGGTGGCCTGACGTGTACCACCTCACCATCCTCTGGCTCGTCATCGCCGCCGTGGCGTACGTTGTCGGGCGCAGGCACGGGGTCAGGTCGCAGCGGCAGATCGGCGGTGCGCCGTGACCGCGCCGCGCTACATCGCCGGAGAGACGTACCCCGGCTACAGGCATCACCTACGCGAGATCGGAGATGTCCCGCCAAACTATGGCGGCCATGTCACCAAGCCTCTTTCGCTGTGCGGTCGTCCGCTCGCATGGGACACCAAGATCCCGGTCGCGGGATTCCATGAGTGCGCGGCGTGCGCAGCGGCTGTCAATGCGCGGGAAGGCAGATAGCCATGGCATCCTGGAACAGAATCACCGCAGGTGACACGCTTTACGACGTGCGGCGGATCGGTAGCAAGTATCAGGTCTGGCCAGTCAGGGTTGTCAGCATGGATTCGGTAACCGAGACCGCCGTCATCAGCTGGAACTACAACAGGCCGCGCTCGGTTTCCCGGAAGCATCTCGAGAAGTATCGAGTGAAACGGCCAGGTGCCCAATGAAATGGCGCGCAACCCACGAGATCACCGTGCCAGGGCCGACCAGCCGACTGGTGATCCCGGTGATGCTAGACCGCGGATACCTTGCACAGCGCAGCGAGTTCGAGCGCAGATTTCATCCCGTATGGCAGCTCGAGGACGGCAAGCCGGTGCTGCTCGGTGGAACCCCAGCTGGCGCCACCCTCCGCCAACTCGGCCGCGGCAGCCACCCCCGGCGCGGCAAGCCCGCCACGGCCCGGCTGACTGTTCACCTCACGCCGGAGGAGCATGCCGCGGTGACCGCCGCTGCGGAACGCGCCGGCCGTAAGGCGTCGGCCTGGGCTGCGCCGATCCTGATCGCGGCGGCCAAGCCGTGAGGCCGGCTGTTCGCATCTGCCCACACGGGCACCGGGCTTCCTGCCCGCACGGCTGCACGGAGTTCGTCTGCGTGCCGGTCCACGAATGCGACAAGCGCTGCCCGGACAACCGGAGCGATTTCTGTCGGTGCGCTGTTCGATCCCGACGCCTCGAGCGTCTTCTCATTACCGGGTGCGAGCCCTGGCCCCTTTGAGGTCTCCCATTCCGGGCGGTCGCCACAGTTCATCGCCGCGTTGGCGGCAAAAGGATTCAGTCATGGCAAATATCTACAGCTACGAGCGTTCTTGTTACGTCGACGCCCAGCGCGCCGCGGTCGCGGCGGCCGGCGCCGATGGCCACATCATCAACCTCCACTGGAGTACCGGCGATGGCTGCTACGAGGTGCTCCCATCTGAGTCGGAGGCCATCTCCGTGCTCGTGGGGTGGAGCACGAAGGAAGGGCGACCGATCGGGGATGCCCAGAGGCTCTGCGGTTACCCGCGCACACGGGGCGTGGATCTAACCAAGGAGGGGTGCAACGACAGCTACGTGGTCTACTGCCACTACCTGCGGCCCTAACCCCTCCGCATTCGCTCCAGCAATTCCCCCGGCACCTCGTACTCCGCGGTAACCGCGTCGTCGAACGGCACCGGCCGGCGCAGGAGCCGGACGAGCGCACAGATCGCGAGGTACACGAGCACCACGGCTCAGTACCTGATGATCACCATCAGCGGCGGAGCGGCCATGCTCGCGGCGGCTGTGTTGCCAACCGGCATAAGTCGGTCGATGGCGTGCTCCATCGTTGGCGGTGGCCAGGTGAAGCCGGACCACTGGCCGATCTCCGCGCCCCGCGTCGCGCGTGGGACATCCACCGCGCCGACCTGCCCGTCGGCGAACAGCGCGAACGCGCGCAGATCGACATCGTCGGGCGTGTGCTCGGCGACGATCACGGCCGGCGTGTGCTGACTCGCCAGCCGCAGCATGACGACCTGACCGATCACCGGTCAGGTCCCGACGGGCAGGGTCACCGCGATGCCACGCGGAATCCGGGCGAGCTGCGACTCGAGGTCGCGCATGCGGAAGTCAGCCGCCTGCGCGCGGGTCGCGGTGTTCTGCTCGATGATCAGCGCCTTCAATTCGCAGCAACACTCGGCCGCCTGCGCCGCCGCGGTCGATGCGATCTGCTGTGCGCGAAGCTCGGCCGCAGAGGCGAACTTTTGGTTTTCCAGCGAGAGCGCGTAGAAGTTCTTCGTCGCCTCAACGCTGATCGCGTTCGCATGCGTCGTCGCCTGCAACCCCAGCGCGGCCGCGTTCTTCGCCGCATCCAGCGACGCACGCCCCTCGATTTGGTAGCTGATCGCCTGCGCGTCCTTGAACCCGACGACCGTCGCCGTTGCGGTGTCGGACAGCTGCTTCTGCAACGAGGCGTACACCGCGGCGATCTCGTCTCCGGTCTTGCAGGCCGCCAGCGCGGCCGCGACCGCGCCACGGTCGACCGCCCCAACGATCCTCCCGGTGGAGTCGCACAGCCGGTCGTGCACCCCGCCGAACCCAGCCTGCACGATCTGGTCGGTGTGGCACGCCGCGCCCTGTACCAGCTCGTTCGTGCGGCTGGAGGCCAGCGCGCCGGCCGCCCCGACGGTGTTGATCCTGTCGCCGTTGACGCTGCCGAAGCGCTCGACCTCGTTGGTGAGCGCCCGGAAATCAGCGCGGGCCTCGACGGCGTCGAAGCCGCTGTGACCATGGTTGTAACCGTGGTCGCGGTTGTGGTGTTGGTGGTCGTTGGTGGCGACGACGGTCTGACCGGCGCCGGGCTGCAAAACGGTGGTGTCCATGTCCTGTCAGCGTGCGGCTACCAGGAGCCACCGGGCACACGCGTGCGTAACCCGGGCACACGATCATGAAAAGTCGTAGTGTGCCCGAGCCGTTGACGGGTATATCAGACTCCAGGTGTCTGCTCTCTGGAAAGAGAACAAACAGCTGGGCCTGTGCCAGGGTTGCAGTCGACAACTGGAGCCTTCACGCGCTCGCCGAGCGAGATGTTTCGTCTGTGCTCGGAGAGAGGCTATCAGAATGGCAGCCAAAAGACTAGCGATTAAGACTGCAATTAATCGGCCGGTTCGCTGAGCACGCGTATTGCACTCATGGTGTCGGGCTCTCGGCCCACAGCGTCGATCGCAGCCGCTCCAGCCCGCCCGGCAGCACGAGCGCCGAGATGTCGATCTCGCCGCATCCCGGTGCAGTCATCGGGCAGCCCGGCGGCCCCGCGGACTGCGGCTCGGTGCCCCGGTACTGCCAGAGCATCAGGTGCTCGAGGTCGGTCCCGGTGCGCCGCAAAAAGTCCGCCGTGCCCTCGTGCGGCCCACCGAGTCGCGAGCCGTAGAGCGCCACCGCCGACCGTCCGCATCCGAGTCGGCTGGTCACACCGACACCGCGAAGCAGCTCGCCGCCGTACAGCGTGGCGCGCCGGCCGCTGAGCTGCTCGTAGCGGGCCGCCCACGCGCCGGCCCGGTCCTCGACCAGTTCGCGGCTCGGGTTCGCGATCCGCTGGCCGCCACGCTCGACGTCGAGCATCGCCCACAGCGTCCCGGTACGCTCTCCGCCGACGCGCTCCATCGCACCCCAGAAACGTTCGGCCTGGAGCCGTCCGTCCTGGTGGAACGTCAAGTAGTGGTAGAACCCGTCGAAAAGGTCGACCGCGTAGCGGCTGTCGTAAACGAACCGCTCGCGTTGCTTGGCTGCCCACGTCGCGTATTCGTAGTCGAGCCCCTGGGTGAGCTTGAAGATCGCCCCGCACCATGGCGGACCGGCGGCGATGTACGCGGCCCAGTTGCACGGTGGATCGCCCGGGTAGATGTCGACGACGAGCGAGTCGGTCACGGCGCCGCGCCGCCGACCGGCCGCACGGATGGCCAGCCGAGTTCAGCGCTCGCAGCCGCGAAGGCACCGCGCAGGTCCACGCCGGTGGCCATCCTGGCCGTCTGCGGAGGCGTCAGCGCGGCCATGGCACCGGCGAACGCGCACCGGAGCAGGTTGGTCTTCAGCGGCGCCATGTCGGCCTTGAGCGCTGCGACGTCCACGGCACCGGTTCCGCCGATCAGGTGGCGGATCTCGGTGGTGGCCAGCGAGGTGGCGTCCTTGAGCGTGTCGGCGGGCAGCTGCGCGGCCTCGCAGTCGAGGAACGCACCCACGCCGGCCGAGGCGCGCTGGCGTGCTGCGCAGCCGATGGCCACGGCGCCGCCGAGCGCGGCCAGCGCGAGCATGACAGGTAGGATAGCGCGGCCGGACTGTGGCGGTCGTGACTGCTGTGGCGTCACCAGCGCCGTCGCCGTCTTGACCCGGCCGCGGGTCACCGTGTAGCCGAGCGCGGTCAGCGCCATCGCGGCGAACCCGGCGATGCGATCCCACATCGATCCTGTCGCGAGCAAACCGCTCGCGTACGCCGCGCTGTCTAGCATCGCGGCCAGTGAGAACCAGAACTCCGTCGTCTTCCACCCAGGCTTCGTGTCCATCATCGGTCTCCTTGGTTCACCGACGACGACATGCCGACGGTGTGAGTCACTCGTTCTTGGGTGGCCGCGGCAGATGCCGCTCCAGCGTCAGGCACACCGAGCCGGCCCCGAACAGGACGCAACCCGCGGCCAATGCGATCGCCGTGACGATCTCCCCGTACGGTCCATCCTCGATCGTCCTCAGCGCGGCGAATCCCAGCGCCGCACCAGCTCCCACAAAGTTCGCGATCATCAAGCGCATGACGTCCCCCTATCGGCTCGCAGTGGGCGTGGAGCATACCGCACAGGGTGAGGACGATGTACATGGCCACGGCCATGATCAGAAACTCAGATGCCTTGGTCGCTCGTGTCATTGTCGGTCCTTATCGGGCGCGAGCGCATGCTCGAGCCTCTTGATTGCCTCGCGCTGGTACTGGAGCTCGAGCCGGATCGTCGTGTCGGCTTCGGAGCGTGACCAGATTTTCTCAGCAACGTAGCCGGCGAACGCGAGCGCACCGGCCACGGCCATCCAGACGATGCGGCTCGCGGTGCCGCTGGTTCGCTTGAGGTCGTGGATTGCGACCGATTGCTTCTCCTGCTTACCTGCCACCACGCGCACCTGTTCGGTCAGCGAGTGCACCGTCGACGACTGCCGGTCGATCGACTGCACCACGGCGCGCTGCAGATCCTCGTCGCGCGACTCCTCGTCGTCCTTGAGCGCAGCGTAGACGCGCTGGGCGATCGCGAGGTCGCGCGGATCAAGCTCACGCTCGAGGCGGCGGAACGGCGCGCTGCGATCGACGCGACGGATCGCGACCGGAGCGGCCTGCCGGGTGGGCGCCGTCTCGTCGCTGTCATCGTTGTCCGGCATGTCGTCGTCGCTCATGGCTTGACTCCAAGGACAGCGCCTACGCCAAGCGTGTTGAGCGCGAACGTGACGCTGAAGTTGCCGGTTGCGCCGATGGCAGCGAGCACCGCATCAGCGCAGGCATTCGTGATGAAATCGGCGGTCACCACCCGGTTTCCGGTGAAGCGACGGGTCAGCCCTGAGACGTTGCCACCACTGAACGTCGCGGGGTTTGCGGTTGCGTTGGTGCGGTAGCCACCGGCGAAGACGATCACGCCAGAGTTCGCGCTGAGCGTGTTGCCGCCTGTCACGGTGAACGCGGTCTGAAACGCCGACCCAGCCGAGAGTTGCGCGAGTTCGATGTTCGCGACCGCAAGCGAATTTGGGCCGCGGATCGTGACGATTCGTCCGCCGTTGATCGTGTTGCCGTTGCTCGGGACCGTGGTGAGATCGGTCGCCGTAGAGGCGCGGTTCGCGGTGACCGGTCGCGCAAAAATCGCAAGTCGGCTTGTTGTGCCGCTCGCCGTCGCCAGCACCTGAGATCCGACCGCGGTCCACGCCGTCCCGGTCGTCGTCGGCGTGTTGACCGGGTTGTTTGTCCCTGCCGCGAGCTGCGTGATCGCGAACAGGATCTCGAGGTCACCGGATATCCCGCAGCCCGGCGGCAACGGGCTGTACGCGCCGGTCCCCATGTACTGCGGGCCCCACCCAACGATCTGCGGCGTCGTCGCGTGGCGAACGCGCGCGATACCGAGCGCATCCAGCGTCGCGAAGAACACGCGCTGACCGAGGATGCATGCCGAGTCGCCGTCGTAGTGGAGATGATCGCTGTGTCCCTTGAGGTCGTTGGTCGGGATCAGTGTGACCGTCGTCGGGCGCGCAGCTGCGCAGGCATCCTGTCCAGCCTGTATCGTCGTGAGGAACGGAACCGTGGACGCGATACCCTGGAAATCTGGCTGCCGGATCATCGGGATCTTGATGCTGGGATAGTGGGCAACGAGGCCGTCGACTATCTCGAGGAGCCGCGTCCCGACGTTCGCCGCCTCCGTTGCATCGAACCCGTCATTGCCGCCCACGATGATTGGCGCGGCTCGCACCACGCCGCCCAGCGCGGCCGCGACCGCATCACCCTGCGCCAGGCCCTGCGAGAACAAGTTCGGGCCACCCGGCGGCAGCGTAGGGAAGGTCGACCCAGGGGCGCACTGCAGCGCTTTGATCCCGGATACCGACAACTCGGCCCACGCGCATGAGAACCCGGCGCGGACCGCCTCCTGTGCAAAGGTCAGCTGGATGCCCTGATTCTGAACGCCGTTGACGTTGTATTGGCGCACGCCGCCCGTGGTGATCGGCGTCAGGTATGGGATCGGGTTGTTCGAGCTTTGCGAATAGATCTTCCGGTACGGCACCGCTGTGACCTCGGTCGTCGTCAGGAACGTCTCGTCCCACTCGTCCGGGGTGATGGTCTGCCCGACGCCGTTGGAGTCGAACGGGAATCCGAGGATGACTGGCAGCGTCCCGGCCGCGCTCACGCCGATCGCCGGCCCGATGCGCACCCCCGTCGCGATGCCTACGCGCGGGCCGATCATTCCTTGCCCGCGCTCGTGATGTTGAGGATCCCCGCGACCGTGCACACCACCTTCGCTCGGATCACCCGGCTGCCGAGGTTGCCGACGTGCACCATGGCGCCGCCTGCGGTTCCACCCGGAACCGTGATGGTCATGTTGGTCGCGAGGCCGGCCGGGGCTGACCCGATGTAAGCGGTCGATGGGTTCTCCTGGATCCAGGCCCCGGCGGCCCCGGCCACCGTCGGATCGAGACCAGTGAAGTTGGACGTCTCGAAGGTGATGACGCCTACGAATACGGCGTCCCACTGAAAGTGAATGCTCTGGATGATCGAGGAGTCGCCGCCGGCTCCGTAGTAGCTGGTCGCGATGGCCTGGACGCCCTTGCGCATGTCACGTGAGTCGATCGCGGTCATTTCATGCTCCTGCTCGTCGCTCGAGCGACGTCATGGTTTGCTGCCCGAGCTGCAACGGCCCCGTCAGCGCTGGCTGCCCCGGTTGCGGTCCTGGCTGTGGTCCAGCCGGCGCAGCCTGCTCTGGCGGTCGCAGCCACTGCATGTGAGCCGGCGACATCGAGAGGTCGACGGGCACGTGGTACATGAGCGAGATCGACGCGCGGCGCGCGTACGGCAGCGTGTGGCGGATCTCCGCGGCGTGCTCGAGCAGGTAGCGCTGGGCGAGCGCGAACATCTCCGGGTACACCGCCTCGAGCACCTCCGCGCCCTGCTTGCTCGGATGCCCGTGCGCCAGATCCTCAAGCACGCCAACCGGGTCATGGACGGCCGCGACGTAACGCGCGAACTCGTCGATGGCGTCGCGCGACGGATGCCATTTCCCATCACCGGGAATCATCGACTGCTGCACGCCCTGCCCCGGGCGCTTGGAGTCGAGGAACCTCACCGAGCGCTCGACCTGGGCCGTGATGGCGTCCTGGAGCGCCGGGTCTGATGTGCGGATGCGATCGGAAACGGCGTGCTCGATCGCACCTGGCGCCATGGCTCGGGCGATCTCGTCGGCGCGCGCCTGGTAAAGCACGCGCGGGTCCTTGCTCTTGACATCCTCGCCGCCAGGGAATAGCGCATGCGCCAACGCGCCACCCGGCCCTGCGATCGGCGCCGCGCGCCGAGCCGTCTTCGCTCCGACGTCGAACGACGCATGGACTGCGGCGAGTAGTCGATCCTGCATCGCTGCAGCACGCGACGCGACGAGGCTCTCGGTGGAGCGCCCCACCGAACCGCCGCGCCGGCCGATGACCCCGAGTACGGCTCGCGCCTTGAGGTACATCGACAGCACCGGGCCGATCACAGGAATCGCGCTGACGTCCGGCGTATGCACACCCATCGCGTGCAGCACCTCGAGTGCCGTACCGACATCGGCTGCGATGCCTAGCATCCCGCGCGCACGGGGACGCGAAGCGTCCGGGGCCTGGACCGCAGCGGAGCCACCGTCTCGGATCAACGAATCCACGGCGCGCCCGGCGGACTTCGCGCTGGCGCGCGTGGCGACTGCCTGACCGCGTACCTGTTCACGCTCGAGCGCCCCAACGGCCCGACCTGCAGCTGCAGCATCGCGCGCCTGAATCCTGGCTTGCCCACGGGCTTGTGCGGCGTCGTGGCGCCGAAGCGCGGCGGAGATTCCATCGTCGACCTGGGTCGCATCTCCAGCGATCGCCGGAGCGACCTTGGTGCTGATGTCTCCGGCCGCTCTTGCTGCGCTCGCAGCCGCGGCGTCGGCCTGCGCCGCGAGCGCGGCTTTGTACGCCTTCGCGCTCGTCTGGGCGGTGACCGGGGCATCCGCGCCCAGTGCATCAGCGAGCCTGGCGGCGGCTGCCTCGTGGTCGCCGATGACCTTGGCCGCGACGGTCAGATCGTGGCCGATGTCGACGTTTTTCCCGACGCGCTTGCGCAGCGCTGCCTGGATCGCATCCTCCTCGAGTGCAGGCCCGGTGCCGGTACCTATGGCCCGGTTGACGATGGCCCGCGCTTCCTGGGGCGCCGCGGCATAGCGCTGGCCGCGCCCACCGATTCCGGCGCGCTGAGCAAGCGCCTCGCCGCGCATGCTAGCTTCCTGTGCCGCCATTGGAGACGACGCGTAGTCACCGGAGCGGCCACGTGGGATGCCCTCATTCCAGGGCTGCCCCGCGCGCGCAGCCTCACGGAAGTGCTCGGCAGCCGCCGTCTTCTTGGTCTCCTTGGCTGCGGCGTACTCGGAACGCGCCGGGGCGCTCATCGCGACGAGGTCTTCGCCAGCCGCGAGCTTCTGCTGCGTCCCACGGAGCGCGGCCTCGAGATCCGAAACCGGTGAGGCACTCTTACGGCTCACCGTCGGTACTTCGGCCGGAATATCTGGCAAGCCATGCGAAGCGCCGCTTCCCGCCTCACCCGACTCCAGTCGCACTCGCGCAACGCGCACGTCCCTGCCGTTGATGTTGCGCTGCTCCACTGAGAGCACACGCATTTTGCTGTTGCGCGGCAACAGCAACTCGGACTCGCGAAGGCCATCATCAGGCAGCGCGGCATACCGCGAGCCCTTGGGCATCTCGATTTCGAGCATCGTGGAGCCCGGCTTGTTCGTGTAGTCGTGCGCCACCGCCGGATCCCTGGAGACCGACGCGAACCCTGGGTCCTCGATGACCTCTCCAACCTTGACGTCACCCCTGATCCCGCGCTCGGGGCCTCGCCGTCCAGATCCTATGCCGCGGTAGACGACTTCATCGGAGTCCAGGGTTCGGGATGCAGTCTCCTCGTCGAGCTTTGCGACGTACGCTTCGGCCTCGCCCGCCGTGGTAAACGGCGAGCCCTCGGCAAGTTTGCCAGTTCGGGCGAAATCGTTGATCGCGATGTGCTTGCCGTTTTGGTACTCGTGGAGCGCATTCTTTGCCGCGAGTTGGTTCGCGAACCCCTCCTCATCGGCCACGCTCGGGGTGCTGGTAGGCTCGGCGCTCGGCAGATCGGGCATCCCTCGCGGCGGCGGAGTCCCATCGGCAAGCGCACTGCGCCGTCCGGCTCGTATGACATCCGGCGAGCCAGGAAGCTCCGGCATCCCGGCGGGCGCCTCCTGGATCGGCAGCGCCGGCAGATCAGGCGCCGTTCCGGACGAACCCGTTCCCTTGGCGAGCCGTCCTACCTTGGTCCGTTCGAGCCCAAACTCGCCAAGTTCCGGCGTATGCGCCTGTCCGGGGACGACCTCGCCGAACCCAGGAACGCGCAGCTGCGGCGCGCCCACTTGGACGTCCGGCGCTGTCACGCGCAAGAGCGCCGCCTCCAGGTCCGGATCGGCCTCGGCCCGCACCCAATCCTCGAGCGCCGTCTTGCTCGCCGCATACTCCTCGACGGCCTCGGTCAGCTTCGCCTTGTCGAGCCCCGCGCCAATCTCATCGGCCGCGGCCTGGGGGCCGGCGTCACCAAACATTGCCCGCGCCGCTCGGTCACCAGATGCCGCCCGTGCGCCTCGAGCCTCCGCCCTGGCGATCTCCTGTCGCGCCAACTCGAGCATCGTGTCGCCGTCGCGCACGCTCTGCGAGAGCGCGGCCGTGGCCTCCTGGTCGACCGCGCGCGCGGCCTGACGTGTGACCTCGGAGCGCGGAAACAGCGACTTCGCGCGAACGAGGGCCCCCTCGCCCAGCGACAGCACGCCGCCGATGGGAGCAGCCCACAGGGCGCCCTTGCCCATCGAGGCGAGGAAGCCCTCCACGGCGAGCGGTTTGTTCTCGAGCGCGACCTGCGACAGGTACTGACCGCCACCGTAGAGCGAGCCTTCGATCGCCGCGCCGGTCGTCGCTGCCAGGGCCTTCTTGGCGACGCCGTAGCCGGCCCCTTCCGCGCCGTGGACGATCGTGCGCCCGATCCCGCTGACCGCACCGGCCGGCGCACGGCCGAGCAGCGACTCCGGGGCGAGCAACGACGGGATCAGCGCACCGGCGAACTCGGCACCGGTCGACAGCCCAGGGTTGCGCTCCTCGTACCCGCGCAGATCCTTCGGCTTGGCCCCAAGCGCACGGAACGCGACATCGGAGGTACCCAGCGACGCCCCACGCAGCAGCGCGTAGCTGGCCGCCTTCGCGGCTCCTGCCGTGCCGCCGTAGTCCTGTTCGCGCGCGGCCTCACCGGATAGCCGGGACGTGTCCTCCGGCGTCGGTGCGCGCCATTTCGCCGCGAGCGCAGCTGCGACCTGTGATTCCGGGACGTCGCGGACCGCACCCTGCGGATCGACGAGCTGCTGAATCGGCTCAGGCAATCATGGCGAGCGCGGTCCTGGTGCGATAGTCGGCTGGACGGGTTGATGGAAACGCTGGATCAGCGATTGGGGGTCGTAGCCAAGCGGGTCGTAGGATGGGCCTGCGCTGGAGCTTGGTTCGGACGGTGGGGCCTTCAACTCGCTCAGCGCCTCCTGAGCGAGTTGCTTCACCCTGGCCGACGCCGCCGATTTCGCGACGTCCTGGAGCGCAGCGAGCGCATCGGCATCACCACCGGCCGCCCGCGCCTTGAGCGCCTCGATGCCCTGCTGCTGCTGCGGGCTCACGGCGCCGCTTCGCGCGCGCTGCGCAGCCTCCGTGCTGGCCGCGAGCGCCTGTTCGCGGTTCCCGCCGTTGGCCTTGTAGGCCGCGTTGAACGCCGCATCCGCGGCGCGGCTCGGATTCTCGTCGGGCTTCGCCTTGAGCATGGTCGCTGTGGTCTGGAGTGGAGACGGTGGTGCCTGAGCGGCGACCAGCGGATCAAGCGGCCCCTCCCAATCCTTGTCCAGCCCTCGCGCCCGCATCGAGATGTTCATGTTCTTGATGATCGAACCCCTGGCCTTGTCGAGACCGCCCATGGAGTCCTTGAACCGCGTGGGGTCGCTGGTGCCGATCGAACCCTCCGCCAGCTCGACGTCATGACCAGTCGGCACGCCGAGGCCGTGATACTTGATCGCCTCGAGCCGCGCATCGGCCATCTGCTGCCGCAGTTCCTGGGCCTTCGTCGAGTTGACCGTGTTCGACATCCACTCCGGTCCGAGCCTGCGGATCTCGTCGATCGTCGACAACAACCGCATCGCAGCCTCGTGGCCCTTCTGGAACTCGGTGACCACCGGTTCGGTGCCGTTCGGGACCCACGTCTCGCCGTTCTTCTTCGTGATCAGCCCGGTCTCGTATCCGGTGACCTTACCACTGGCGTCCTTGACCGGCTTGATCTCGCCGCCGATCGACCGCTCGCGCACCAGCTTGGCATCGTTGTTCCTGCCCTCACGCTCGAGCTTTGCCGCCTCGAGCTCGCGCTGTTGTCCGGTGAGTGCTTCGGTCGCGAGGTTGTGACGCTGCGACTCCTGCGCGCTGAATCGTGACACGGCGAGGTTGCCCTGGGACACGCCGAGTTGCTGCTTGGCGATCGCATTCGTCGACGCGAACTCCGCCGCCTTCTGCGCTTTCTCTGCGCTCGACTTGAGCACCTCGGCTGCAGCCTTTTCGCCATTCGCGACCGCGAGCGGATCCTTGGACTTGACCGCGGCCTCCTGGATCATGTGCGCGAGACGGCGCTCGTATTGCGCCTCGAGCAGCTGCGTCTGCGCCATGCGGTCCTTGGACCACGCGTCGTACTTGTCGAGGTCGTGCTGCGCGCGTTGGTTGCGCTCCTTCAACTGATCGCGCGCATCGAACTGCAGTTGCACGCTCTGCTTGATCTTGTCCTGAAGCATCTGCACGACGGGGTCTGGTCCCTGGCGATGCTGGAGCGCGCCGCCGATGCCGCTCAAGATCATCGCGATGCCCCAGCCGGCCATCTGTCCGATGCCGGCGTCCTTGACGTACTTGTTCTGGTCGACCTTGTACGAATCCACCGCCTTCATCGTCGAGTCGACGTATGCCTGCTTCGCGGCGTGCGTCTTGGCTGCCTCGGCAGCCTGCGCGGCTTGCTGCTTGTGGAGAGCGTCCACCTGCTCGTCGTACTGCTTGTAGGCACCAACCTCGTTCGCGGCTTGCTGTCGCTGTGCGTTGGTCTCGTCGGCGATCGCATCCACGGCAGCGACATCGGCCGCTCCCTGCTTCTGCTGGGCGCGTTGGAGTTGTTGGTCGGGCGTGAGCGGCCGCGCCGGGGTCTGGGACTGCGGGCTGGGCGGTGGGGCCTGCTGATGCTGGCCGAACGCTTCAGGCGAGATCGGGATCTCGGTCCGATCCTGGCTCGGTGGCGCGGCCGGCTGCTGTGCCGGAGGCGGCATCGGTGCGGGTTGCCCGAGCCCCGGCAGCGCCGAATCGACTGGCGGCGGCAGTTGCGGTACCGGCGGTACATCCACAGCGGGCGGCGGTGCCGGAGGCGCGAGCCCCATGCCCTGCAGCACGAACGGCGGAAGCTCGAGCGCCATCAGCGCGTCTCCACCGCCCGGAGCCGGGTGTTCAGCCTCGCGACCGCAGCAAGCGCCGTGGAGAGCGTCTTCTTGACGTCCAGCGCCTTGCCATCGGGCGTCTCCTGCACGATACGACGGCCAGCTGCGGAGCGCTCGGCGTCTTGCGCCATGACGCCAGACCAGCGCCCGGCGCCATGCTTCGCGTCCCTGTAGTTCCACGCCTTCGGGCTGAGCTTGTCGAGTAAGTCGTCGATCTCCTTGCTCGCGTCGGACACGTCACCCTTGAGCCGCTCGTCGGACATCATCGCGCCAGCGGCCTGGCCGCCCGTACTGATGAGACCGCCCAACAAGCCTGCTTGTGCCTGATTCGCCGCAAGCACCGGGGCCTGCGCGTAACCAAGCTCGGCGGAGTTCATGCCCTGAAGCTGCTGGAGCAGCTGCATGTAGTTCTGCGCGTTCTGCTGCTGCTGCTGCTGCTGCATCTGGGCGTTAGCCAGCCCGGATTGCTGCTGAAACCCGGCGTTGGCCAGCCCGGTTTGCTGCTGAAACCCAGCGTTCTGACCCGCGACGCCGATGTCCATCCCGCGTCCCTGGCCGAGCGCATTGGTGAGCGCGCCCTGCGCCGCAGACTGGTCCTGGAGTGCGGCTTGCTGACCAAGCCCAGCGCCGGTGGAGCCCAGCGCCGCGCTCTGGTTTGCGGCGTTGCGGTACGCCAACGCCGCGTTGCCACCACGGGCCATGCGCGCCTGCGCCTGCTGCGCTGCGAGCGCATTGCCCATCTGGCGCTGGACCGCGAGTTCACCAGCGCCTTGCTGCTGACCGCCCGCGATCCGCTGGAGCTGCCCAACCTGCTGCATCTGGCCCTGACGAAACGGATCGCCGCCCATCTGCAGTCGCGCCGCCGACGCGTGAGCAGGAGACGCCTGCGCCGCCGCGCCCTGCGTGATGCCGCCTGGCGCGTAGCCCTTGTTGATCAGCGACATGATCTGGTCCCGATCCTTGAATTGGGTCGGGACGTTCTTGTTCGTCAGCATGTCGGACCCGGTGAGGTCGTTGTACGCCTTCACTTGCCCGTAGCCGGGGATCGCGTATTCCAGATCGCTCCAACCGAGTCCCATGGTCATGCGCTCCTGGCCGCGCCGACCTTGAAGTCAGGTCCGACGCCGCCGCCGATCAGAAGCAGCTCCGACAACTCGAAGCTGGCGCCGGTTGGCGCGATGACGCCGCCCGTCTCGCGATCCTCGATGAGGAACGAGATGGACTGGCAGCGCCGGTTGAGATGGATGCGTCGCTGATACCGAGAGCCACCACCGAACACGCCACCAAACGAGCCGTTGCCGAAGTTGCCGTTGCCGAACATCGACGGATTGAAGTTCGAGTCGACCGCACTCGTGATGACTGGTGAGTACCCGGTGTTGTAGTCGAGCCGGTAACGCACTGCGAGGTCGTGACTCGACACGTACTCGCCCAGCCAATACGCCCACAAGATCTTCTGCCAGCCCTGGAGGTACTGCGCGAAATGAATCCACGCGGTCTCGATGCGCAACCCGATCGGCACCGTGTCGTCGAGGTACGAGCCGATCGTCTCCTGGTAGAGCAGCCCGTCGGCGCGCAGGTAGTGGTACACGCCATCGACCACGACCGCGTCGAGACCAAGGTGGTTGGAAAATTTGCTCCACTGGTTACGGTCGTAATCCCAGTACAGCGAGAACCCGCCATCCTCGTCGGTGAGGTACAGGATCGCCTTGCGGTCAGGAAGCAGAGTCGTGCGCGTGAAGTGCTGCTGGGCAAGCGGCTCCACAGGGTTGCCGATGTCGACGACTTGCCGCCCGCGCGCGAGGAGCTTGATCCCCTTGCTCGACTGGAACGTGATCCCGAGCGGCGTGTCGCCGATGCTGCTCGCTGAGACGCATCCGACGTCGCTGGTCACACGCTCGGCCGACGTGAAGATATTCGATCCCGGATCTACCGATGGGTCAGCCAATGGACCGGGGCCGCCGAACGCGAAAATCGCGGTCTCCTTGAACGCGATCACGGCGTCATCCAGCACGCCGATCGCCGAGATCGGCCCACCAAACGCATCGACCGCAAGCGAGAGGCCAATCGGCGCCTGGAGCGCGGTGTCGTCCTCGAGCAACTGCGAGAACCGCACGAGGCTCGGATCGGTCGTGTCGGTCCACAGCAGCCGGTTCTTGCCGGTGGCAATCACCGCGCCCGACCACGGCGCTGGGTCGTTGCTCAGGATGCCACCGTTCGTGTAAAGCGGTTCGCGCGTGATGAGTTGCGCGTCAGTTAGGTTGTCGAGCAACGTCACGGTGTCGACGGTCGGATCGTTGACGACGTAGCAGTTGTCACCCGTCGTGACCGTCACGTCGTTGCTCGTGATCTTGTAGAGCGGCAGCGTCGAATCGGTTCCGGTCGCGCCCTGGACCGAACGTGCTGCGCAGATCCGCGCGTTCGCGAACCGCGTGAGACGGCATGTGGGTATCGCGAGCGAGAACTTCTTCGGGCCTCCGGTCATGGTCGCGAGCACCTTCACGCTGACCGGACCGCGATGAAGCTCGCCCTGCGCATCGACCGCCTCGCACCAGTACGCGTAGAGGTACGTCCCGTTCGGGATGGCCCCGGCGCCGTCGATGGTCACGGACGTGGCCAGATCGACCGGCGCGCCGGCCGCGTCGAACCCAAAATCCGGCGCGCAGTGAAAGTCCGCCTCGCGCCATGCTTCGCCGTCGTAGTGCATCGGCGCCGCGCTCGCGAGATACAAGCCGCGGCCGAACTGCACAGTCTGGTACAACGGATTGAAGTCGAGCGTCGCGAGCTTGAGCCCCTGCTCGGAGAACTGGTCGCCGTTCTGCGACGACAACTGGATCCGGTACGGCACCGGAACCGCGTGCTGGCGCGAGTACACGTTCGCGTCGTCGAGGTCGATCGGGATGACGCTCGGCAGCGCCTGGGTCCACGCCCGCGTTCCTGCGCCAGTCGTGCGCATGAGCGAGCCAGACGCCTCGCCGGGCATGAGGCGCGCGACGATCGTGTTGCCCGGCGAGTTGATGCCGCTCGAGTCGGACAAGCGCAGCGCAGCGACGTACGGAAAGAACCGCACCGTGCGCGCGACCATCACGTACACGTCGCCGTCGATCACAAACGAGCTGGTGGCGCTGTCGAACGTGCCGCCGGTCAGCGTCGCGCCGTCATGCCACGCGCGCGAGACCAGGCCATGCCCACGAAGCCGCGTGCTGGTAGCGTCGAGCGTCGTCAGCGTCTGCAGCGCGGATCCGCTGTCGATGGTGGTCAGGTCCGAGCGCGTGGTGCCGAGCTCGGCAGCCCAGTAGAGCGCGCTGGTGCCATCCAGCCCGGTTGCACCGAACCCGGCCGTGAGCCGCGTGAAGGCCCCGGTGGTCGCGCCAAGCGCCGTTGCCGTCCGGATCGTTGTGCCGAGGTTGGCCCCGGTGACGAACCGAACCGCCACCGAAGTCGCCGCAACGACCCAGAGGTACGCCACGGTCGCCGCCACAGGGTCCCAGGTCACGGCGATCGGCCCCGTGGTGGTATCACCGCCGAACGTGGCCGGCGATGGCAGCCCGGACAGTCCACCGCCGAGCGCACCAGACGCCGCGATCCAGGCAACGCGGATGCCGCCGCCGCTCTGGGCCCACGCGATGATGGCCGGGCGCAGGTTGATCGTGCCGGCTGGCCCACTGGGCACGGACTCGGCATCAAAGAACGGCACGGCGCCGCTGAGGTCGGCGGTGAGCGTCGAGACCGTCGGTGCGACGGTGGGTGACACGGGGTTGATTAACGCGACGCGGATCGACGTCGTATCGGAGCGCGTCCAAAGCACAAGCAGGATGTCGCCCGACGACACGCAACGCGGCGACTTCGCGAGCGCGTTGCTGTCGAGCTGCGTCTGGCTGAGCAGGATACGCCCGGTCGACGCCTCAAGCACGGAGCACCAGACGCCGCCTCGACTGTCCTCCCACGCCATCACGCGCACGCCGAGTCGATCGGCGATGTCCGGCTGGGTCTGATACGTTCCGGTCCTGGCCGTCGGGAGCGTGGTGGCGGTCGTCGCCGCGACCTCACCGGCATCCACCCACGTGTTGGATGACGGCCGGTAGGACTCGGAGGCGTGGTCGGTGAAGCGCAGGATCTCGCCATCACGCGCCGCAGCAAGCCCCCGGGCGTTGGCGATCTGCACCCCCAGCGCGCGGTAGCCGTTGCGCTTGACCAAGCTGGTTTGCCGAGTGAAAACGGCATTTTGCAGGTCGATCAGCTTGGTGATCGGAACCTGCTTGGCATCCTGACGCAGCTCGACGCCGCCGCTGAACTGGAGCGGAAGTGGAGCCTTACGTAGGGGCACTCGCAATCGCCGCGCGTACCTGATGCGTCGGTGAAGGCGTCATGATTCGTGATATTTCAGCACAATTCTGTGGGGCTCGCAACGTGATACCGTCGATGGCATGCGCAGCGTTCTGATCATGGCAATCGTGGTTGTGCTCGTCGGGGCTGCGTCGGCCGAGAGACTCTACGCCCCCGATGGAGCGATCGTCGACGTTCCAGACCAGAGCGTCTCGTACGCGCTGCACGATGGGTACCGAAGGATCCCGCACGTCGCGATGCGCACCCCGGAAGGCGAGATGCGCTTCGTCCCGGAAGATCAGGTAGCAGCAGCCCTGGCTGCGCGATGGTGGCTGATGAAGGACGACGAGATACTGGATCGCGGGGCGGCTGAGCCACCCACGCCGCTGTGGAACCGAATGGGAATCGTCTTCGTGATCGGTGCGATCCTCGGCATCTCGGCGCTCCTGCGGCCATGGCGCTACTTTTCGTAGGCGCAGCGTTCTGCGGCAGTTGTGCGCCGCGTGACCGGTGCTCATGATGGCAGGATGAAACACGCGATGCTGGTGATGCTGATGGTGGTTGCGGGATGCGCCGTTGATGATGGCCGGACGTACGTCAAGTTCATTCCTGCCGATCGATTTACCAACGGATCCGTCGACATCAGCGGAATTGGCCAACTATTAGCAATAACCGGAGACTTCAAGTGCACGTCAACAGGAACCCCAATCGGACTATGTGTGGACGCGCCGCCTCAGGCAACATGTCGTTGGAGCCCGTGCGGACATGATATGCGGACTGCGGTAACGATGATATTCAACGAAGAATCATGGAGCGGGGAGTCGCGACCCGCAACCACCATGATACGCGTGATGGGAAGGTACGACGACTTCACCGGTGTTACCGTCGTCGTCGATCTGAGGTGATTACGGAACATCATAGTCAACCTCAATTGACATTATTTGGCATGTCGTAGAGGAACTTTGGACGAAGTTGACAATATACCCTAGCCCGGCCGTGATGGTTGTCGATAGGCCGGTGAGGGACACGGTCTGGTTGGTACTGTTACCAAGCGATTGATTGGATGTCCCAATCACAACCTTGACAAGCGTGGACGACAGTGACTCGAACGTGAAACTAACCTTATTAGTACCCGATGAGTTGTCTCTGATTCGCGCTCGGATAGCAGATACCCGAGATCCAGCCACCAGGTTTATGGGCGCGAACGCGAGCAGCGTGCCGCTCCCACCATCGATCTGCGCGCCGTTGGCATTATCCAGGACGACGTGAGCGTTTGGTGCCAACGATGCCCACGAGATCGTAAGTGTCTGCGTCGGTGCTGAGAACTGAAACTGACCAGCCGATGAAACCCACACAGGCTTGGTCGCTGCCGGCAGCGCCGTCGGCCACGTCATCGTGTAACTCACCGCCAGCGCGGCGGGTGCTGCCTGCCCGACGAACACAGTGTCCGTCGTGCCCGTCTCGAAGATCCGAACTTCACCACTGGCCAGCCGCGCCCAGTTCGTCGTGCCGTCTTTGAATGTGTAGCGCTTGTTGGCGTCGTCGAATGCGATCGCCGCACCGACCGAAACGTAGTCACCGCCGATGCCGCCCGCGAACGCCGCCACGTTCAGCGCCGGCCCGTTGGTCAGCTTCACGTTGCTGCCGCTGGTCGTGCGCCAGTACAGTTCATTCGCGGTGGTCCCGCCGGTACCGTCGGCGAGAAACAACGCTCCAGCGAACGCACTCACGGCCGTTGTCGACGCCGCGGCGAAGTCTACGGCCTCGACGTTGGTCGCCGAGTTCGAGCTGAACGACAGGTCGGCGTTGATGTTCAGGCCGTTCGATGGGACCTTGACGCCCTTTCCTGGCTGATGGTCATGAGCATCGATCTGACCGAAGATCGTCAGAATCAGCGCGCCCCAGACATCGGCGCTGTCGTGGTCCGTCGGAAGCGTCAAGAGCATGTTGGGCGTGGTCGTCACGAATACTCCTCGATGATGATGAGGCCAGCGCCGCCAGCGCCGCCCGTGTTCGACGTGCCCGTGCTCGCGGAGCCACCAGACCCGCCGCCACCGCGATCACCGTTCTGCCCGCCGCCAGCGGCGATCGCGATGCCGCCTGATCCAACCGGAGGCGAACCGCCGCCACCGGACGCTCCCGCGACGGAGTTGAACCAGAATCCAATCCTGCCCGGGTCGTACGCGAAGAAGTCGATCCCTGCGGCGCTCTGCGTCGCAGGAGACACCGGACCAGTGATTCCGTTGGCGCCAATCGTTGACCCGGTGCCTCCGGTGCCACCCTTGGCCGTGTACGTCACGCCGTTGATCACGATCGTCGTGTCGCCGCCCGCGCCACCGTTGGTGGGCGTTCCCGCACCGCCAACTCCTCCGGCGCCGCAGGAGAACGCGCCGCCCGCGACCGCCGCCGCCGAGTTCGAGAACTCGATGTAGTAGCCGCTGTTGCCGCCGCCACCGAATGCGAGACCGACGCCCGCACCGCCCACACCGCCGCCACCACCACCACCGCCGACCATACGGACGCGCACCGTTGCCGTGCCAACGCTCGGTACATAGACACCAGATCCGGTGAGTACACGTACGGCCATGAAACGACCGGCGGTCACCGCGCCGACCTGCCCCTGCATCTGTTGCAGCGTCACGGTGACGCGATCAAACGCGCGCTGGGTCGTCTCTTCAGGCACACGTGGCAGCACAAGCGCCACGCCCGGCGTCGGCCGCGTTGGCTTCTGCGCCGGCATCAGAACCAACCATCATCGTCCGGGCCACGGGACATCCAGTCGCGCGGCGGCCCGGCCGGGTTCAAGTACATCGGCTCGCCGGCATCGCGCGAGTCCGCCGCGGTCCGCAGCTGGGCTGTGAGCTTGGCGATCTTCGCGTCGCACTGCGAGGTGTCGAGGTCGTTGCGCTCCAAGATTTCGTGCTGCGCAAGCTGCACCACGATCCGCTCCTCGAGCGGCACATCGAACGTGACCGGCGTGGCGTCCGCCGTGCTCGCGAACTGCGGCGCCAACGGGACGTAGTAGATCCGCACCGTGCCGGTGCCCGGGGAGGGCGCGAACACGAGGTTCGCGCCCTGGATGCGGTAGCGAGGCGGACGGCCGCTGGTAGCCGTCGCCCCGCTGTAGACGTGCGCTCCGTCCAGCTCGTGCGGCAGCATGCGCGTGAACCGCGACGATGCGGTCATGACGACGTCTGCCGTGTAGTCGAGATGGCGGAGCTTGAAAAAATTGGGCGCGACGGTTGCGAGCGCGTACGACGCGGTGCCGTTGACGAGCGCGAACGTCACGTCCAGCGTGTAGTAGTCGGCCCACCGCTGAGTCATCAGGTCGTACGCCTCGAGCAATCCGTAGTTGATCGCCTGCAGGAGGACGTCCGGCGAAATGTCGTCGGAGCCCTCCCACTGGCCGAGTTGCTGAACGGCCAGCGACAACTGCGCGAAGGTTCGGGTGTACGCCATGGCTCAGTACACCGGTACGGTCTTCTGGCCAGCGATCGTGAACACGACGAAGTCTGTCGCCGCCAGATCGGCAACGGCGCCGCTGGTGGTCAAGTTGACCCCGAACGTGATGACTCGCGTCGTCGGGTTGTAGTCCCGGATGTAGACGTCCTTGGCGGTCGCAGCGCTGTTCGACCACACGCGCGCGTCGATGTCGAGGACCACAGGCAGCCCATCGGACAGCTTCGCCGTGTAGTCACCGACGCCCGCTCGCGTGATGTCAGCGGCCGTGAGGCTCACGAAGTTGTTCGACGCGTGCATGAAGCCAGCGCTGCTCGTCGCGGAGAACGTCGTCGGCGCGCGGACCGGGGCGGCAGCGCCTGCCCCCTGGATCTTCGCATAGAAGACACAGTGCTCGTACGGAAGCGCCGTTGCTGGGTTGTCGGATCGATTCATGACTCACCTCACGGCAGCGTGATGACGCAGTTGAAACCAGGCGCCTTGCAGGAGAAGTTGTAGTACTCGCCGATGCGGGCCTCGTAGCCGTCGTTGCCCTCGGAGACCTTGATGATCGATCCGGCTCGCTTCTGCAGGAAGTTCGGCGCGGGGCCCGCGCTGAACATGCACCAGGTCGACCACGTGAGGACGTAGATGCGCTTCGTCGGGCAGCAGCGATCCGTGTAGATCGTCAGGTCGCGGCCGTTGAGGTTGACCTTGAATCCCGAGAACCCGATGTTTGCGAGCTTCTTGCCGTCGTATCCGACAGCACTCGTGATGACCCACTTGCCCTCGAGCTGCTTGGCGAGCGTCCCGAAAGTCGTCGGGTTCATCCAGACGACGTCCGGATCACCGCCGATGTTATCGACCGCCGCCGTCGCATCGACGAGCAGGTTGGCGATCGACCGGCCGTCGGCGCCCGAGATACGGATGCCGCCCAGGTAGTCGGACTCAGTCGTCCGATCGACGTTGTAGAACAGCGTCGAGCTTGGCGCGGTGTCAGGCACCCAGTCGGCGAGCCCCGAAGCAGCGAGCCCGGTGCCCGCGTTGGAACCATCGCCGTTGAGGTACAGGAAGTCGGTGTTGACGATCGCCGCGATGCCGGCCGTCGCGTTGCCGGTCAGGGTGATCGTGCTGGTCAGGCGCGAGACGGACAGGATCGTGACCGACCCGGCGCGCAGCGCTGATCCGAGCGTCGCTGATGCCTGAAGCACCTCGCCGGCTCGGATGCCCCACATCGAGGACTGGTCGGCGAAGACGAGCACCGCCGTGGCGACGTTCGACAGGCCGTCCAGCTGTCCGATTTCTCCGTTGGTGGTCCGGAAAAACCGGAAGTTGATGTAGTTGCCCTCGGCCTCGATGCCGTTGTCGAACTCGTCAAAGGCCGACTCGAACGCGTCCTCATCTCCCGTCGCGGTCGCTTCGATCGCCTGGTTGTCGACCTTCGCGATGCGGTAGTGCGACTTGCGGGTGACGTTGAAGTTCCTGTAGCTCGAGACGTTGTTCACGGCGTTGGTGATCGCGACGCTGAACGTCGACGAACCACCACCCGGAAGCGCGGTCATGATGGGCTGCACCCATTCGCGACCGCCGACCATTTTCTTCTGCGACTTGGCAAGCATGCCGGTCGCCTTGTTCTTCTGCATGGCCATTCGAGCAACCTCGAATGGCGAGTAATGCTCCTTGAGCATCGGGTCGAACGCAGTCAGATCCAGAACAGCCATGACACAGGTCCCTTCGGTTTCGCGGTGAACCTGCTTTGCGGATCAGCGAGCTGCCAATCCGTGCTTCGCGACCAATGCGCGAGCACTCCGGGCGCGCCGTTCCCGTCGATCTTCGCCGATGATCTCATCGGCCGGGTCAACGGTAGGCGCTGTTGCGGGCGTCGGTTGCGCGGCTGCTGCGGGCTGCGTCGGGGCTGGACCTGGTGCCCCACCTGGTGATGCGGCCGGCTTGGCCGGAGCGGGAGATGCCGCCGGAGCAAGCAGGGTGTTGAGGCGTGCGACGCGCTTCGCCGCTTCCGCCTGTGAACGTTGGTGCTCGGCCTGGTAGTGATCGTTGGCGAACTTCGCCGCCTGATCCCAGGTGAGCTTGTGGCCCTCGTCGTGGGCGGCCTTGAGCACCTCCCACACGACGGCAGGAGCGTTGTCCTGCACGGCCAGAAACGGATACGTCGCCTCAACGGGCGCGAGCAGAGCGTGCAGCTGCGAGACCGCCTTGGCCTCGTACGACTCGACGTCGGCTTTCTGCTTCGCCTCGTCGGCGAGACGCTTCGCGGCCGCCTCGCGCTCGACCAGTTCGGCCCGATCGCGCTCGAGCGTCGAGCGATACGCCTTCACGGAGCGGAGCGCCTTGCGGCTGTCGACGCGGGCGCGGATCTCTTCGGGGATCTTGACCCCGTGGTACGTCTCCGACATCTCGGTCATGAGGTCGGTGATCGTGTCCTTCAGTTCCTCGTCGGTAGTGATCCCGTAGGTCTCACGGATGTACTCGGCGAGCGTCTGTACCGGAGCGTCGATGAGGCGCTGGCTGCTGGGCAGCTTCTTGGCGCGCTCATCAAGCGCCGCCTCACGCTCCTTCAGTAGGCGCTCGCGCTCCTCGAGCGCGGCCGCCCGGGTGTCAGCCTGCGGAATCGCCGGCAGACCGGTTGGCGCCGGGATCTTAGCGACAAACCGCGGCTCGGGCGCCGGCAGCGCAGCAGCGGCCTGTGCGGCTGGGGATGCCGTGGGCGGCACGAGCACGGGAGCAACCGGAACCGGAGCCGGAACAGGTACTGGAACTGAAGCAGCCGGCGCTGGCGTGTGGTCGACCGGAACAAGGTCGTCGACCTCGACGCTCACCTCACCGCTGCGCACCTTCGAGCTGAGGTCGCGAAACATCGCGCGCGTCTTGTCGCTGAGCGTGCGCTGACCGCGGGGCTGCGACGTCGAATCGGGCGGCGGAGGACCGTCGTTGGTCGACGCTACCGGCGCCTCGACCTCGGCAGGCTCGGGCGTTGCTTCCATCTCGAGAGCTGGCTCGTAATCGTCGGACATCAGGACACTCCAGGGGTCAGCGACATGCCAGCCGCGAGCTGCGCGGAGGCACCGCCGAGCGGGTCAGCGACCATCGGGCCCATGCCGCCATCCGGGCCGATCATCGGGGACATCATGGGCGGGGTGGCCATCGGGCCCGGTGCGGGCATTCCGGGTGGCGGCGCGCCGGCATCAGGTGCCATCGGCATCGGAGCGGGCGGTGGTGCAGCGGACTTCTCGGCCGATTCGAGCATCGACAGAAACCAACGGTAACGGCCGATCTCGTCGTCATTGGCGCGCTCGCTGAACGCGTTGCCAAGCTCACCAAGGGCCATCTTCTTCGCCAGCCCCGGCTCGGCCAGCATGTACGGAGTGGGTACGCAGTCCTCGAGCGGGATGCTCGGATCGCCGAGCATCTCCATCACGGCCTCGAGCATCCGCATCGGGCCGAGCAGGTGGCGGTTCGCGCGCGAGATATCCGGCTCCTCGAACAGCGAGGCCATCTGGAGCGGATCGGTCATCAGCCCGGGGATCTTCGCCATGTCACCGAGGACGTCGAGACGACCACCGCGGGTCTCCGGGATGAAATTGGCCGGCTCGACGAACAGGTGGTACGTCCCGCCGTCGAACTCGAATTTCTTCCAGTCGATGTTGTCGATCCACGGCGCCAGATCGACGTCAACCTCGTCGGCCTCAACAGCCTCGATCAAGTCGCGCGCCTCATCGAGCATGACGAGCCCGACCTGAACACGGCCCATCGAGTACTGCGACTCGAACATCGAGAACCGGTCGCTCTCGATGTCGTAGAACGTATCGAGCGCCTTTCCCGAAGCGTTGGGTCCGAGCGGATTCTTGCTCGCCGCTGCGGCCTGGCTGATGCCGGCGATCTCGTACATCTGCTGGATCAGCCAGCGAAGCGAGTCCATCGCCTGACGAGACGCCGGGTCGGGCGCGATCCAGCTGTCTCGTGTGATGCCGCCGTCGACCTCGACGATCGCCGGATGGCGCGCGCGCAGGTGGTGTTTGTTGGTCTGGGACCCCCGCGGCACCATGATCTTGAGCGCCGAGCCCCAATACAGCGCCTCCTGGTGATCCGCCCAGAGTTCGTTGACCTTGCCCTGCGAGCCAGCGAGTTGCTGGCATAGCCCGATGCCGAGGAACCCGCGCATCGGCGGCGTCCACTGCAGGCGGGCCAGCGGGAACCGGGGGCGCTTCCACTGCGCCTCGCGCAGCGGCTCCTCGCCGTCACGGATCGTGTAGACGACGCGGCCGTCGTCGGCGCCGATCTGGGACGGCAGCCGCCACCCCATGACCAGTTCGACCATGTCGTTGTCGATCGGCGAATCGTAGTCGTACGGCGACCACGGATCCCGCGACGCCCGCGTCACCCTGGCGATGCGCTTGCCGTCCTTCGGGAACTGCACAGCCAACACGTCGCGGTCGACCAGCGTCACACGCGACAGCGTGCGCGGCCAGCCGCCCTTGACCTCGCCGTCATCGAACACCAACTCGGAGCGCGGGAACCGCTCCACGCTGACGTCTCCGCCGTTGCGGACCGCCTGAAGGAACCCGTCACCACGCACCACGCCGTCGCGCATCCATAGCGGAAGCTCGACCTCGAGCAGCGGCTGGCCCATCTTGCGGCGCAGCGTGCGGCTCGCGCGGCGCGCGTAGAGCTTCTCCGAGTACTCGGCGTCGTCGCAGCCGATCACCGGCATCGGTCGCCGCTTGCCGTTGCGGCTCACGACCGTGTCCACCATCGACTGCAAGACGTTCAGGTAACTCGAGGCCTGCGTCTGCGATCTGAGGAAGTCCATCGCCGCCGTGGCGATGCGTCGGCCCAGCGGGCGCCCCTCGTAGATGGCCTCGTGGATCAGGTCGAGCGTGTTGTAGCCGCGCAGGTACGCGCGGCGCGTGTCCGTCCACGCCCAGAGCGCGTTTCCGGCGTCCTTGCCCTTGAGCTTCCACCACTTCGCCGGCGAATCGCCGATGACGTCGGTCGGCTCGGGGCGCCCCGGGCGCGAGTCGGCTGGGTCCTTACGGCGACGGCGGGCCACTCATGGGAGTGGCGCTTGCCTGATGCGCGGTGAGTGCGTTATCGATCTCGTCGAACGCGATTTCCAGCGCGGCATCGTCGCCCTTGATGATCAGGTCGAACACATCCCCATCAACCCAGCACAACACCAGATCACCGCGAACGATCTCAAACACGCGCATGCCATGGTGATCTGCCCAGCGCGCGGTGAGCCCGAGCCCTGGGTAGTGCTCGGTGAGCACGGGAACCAACGTGGACTGGAGATCCGCGCTCACGTTAGCCCCCCCCGTTGCCCATATCCATGCCACACCAACGCGGAACCGGACGCCCACCACCGATGGCAGCCGATGCAGCGGCGCACCACGCACGCCATGCCTGGTCCTCACGAGCGAGGAGCTCGGCGCGTGCAACCTCGCGCACCCTACGCCGACGTGCGCGCACGATGAACTCAACCACCGTGCGGCTCGCAACGAGCACAACACCGATGGCCATGCCGATCAACACGTCCCTCACGCGTCACCATCCGACTCGATCGCCGGCTGGTATTCTTCACCGCTCACCGTCTGACCCGCCGCGCGCTTCCCACCGGTCGTCATCCGCCGATACATGTCGCCGCCGAACTGGGCGTAAATCGCATCGCGCGGGGTCTCCGGCTCGTCAGTCGCTCGCTGCGCCGGCCGTGGCTCGCGAAGCTCCACGCGACACGAGCCGACCGAGACAGAGGTCACCCCGATACCCACCGCGGCGGCGTTCAGGATCAGGTGCCATGCCTCGCGCGCATCACCCGTAACCGTATGGTCGGAACTCTTCTTGCGCGGCACTTTCAAGCTCTCGCTCCTCTTGTAGCACCCACTCGGGGGTGTTGGGAATACACTTTGGTGGTTCGGGACGGTACCGATGGTGGTAGGACTCGCGGTGGGCGTACAGCGCAGCATCCGAGACGTGGTTCGGCGTCGTGGGGTCCTCAACCATCTTCCCGGTCGCGCTCACCACACTGGACCACTGGTGGACCAGCCACTCGTTGAGCAACGCGCCGCCCTCGCGCAGGCGGATCCTGCCGTTCGCGACGTCCGTGTTGAGCATCTGTATCGCGCCGTACTTGTTCGTCTTTGATGCCTCGACGATCGGCAAGCTGTACCGATCGCGCCACGTCTTCGACCACCCCATCACGGCCGGCTTTCCGCCACCGCCCGCATCCGCCACGGTCAGGCCGATCTGCACCTGCTCGCCCACCGCGCGCATGTGCGCGCCCATCTGGTCATAGTCGAGCCCGGACTTCGAAAACGATGCGACCTCGTAGAGCACCGGATCCAGCAGCGACCACGCCCACAGGCAGAACGCATACGGGTCCCGCGTCCCGAGGTCGTTGCCGAACGCCAGGAAGTACTGCCGCTCATCCTTGAAGCCAGGCAGATCCCGCATCGCAGCCTTGATGTCCGGGAACCCGTCAGGCCGCAGCCGGGCCGTCGCGTAGCACAGCGCCTCGCGGCGTACCTTGTGCGCCCAGTACACGTAGTTCGCGTCCTCGTGCACCCACTCGCCCTTGCCCTCGCGGCGCATCGTCGGGCTGTCCAACGGCGCGACCTCGGGACCGCCCAAAAGCTCCTGAAGGTCGAGCATGCCACGCTGGTGCCGTTCCTCGATGGTCGTCCCGAAGAACGGATTTGAGAGCAGGTTCCAGTGATGGACGCTCCAACCCTTGGCCCTCCGCGCAAGGTCCGGTTGCGTGACCTCAAAGAACAGGCCGGCCATGTTGCGGACCGGCGTCCCGGTCAGCCGGAACCGACCGCGGTAGTCGAGCAACGTCGGCATGAGCACGTCGCGGATCGTCGGCGCCAACTTGCTTGGAATCTTCTGGGCCTCATCCCACCACACCTCATGGTACGGCAGTCCCAGAGCCTTTTGGACGCCATCTTCGTCGTCGGCTCCGCGCAGATAGATCCAGCTGTCGAGCGCCGGGAAGTGGATGGAGTGCGTCGACTCATTGCACACGGCCGGCAGCTCGTACCGGTCGATCAGCGACTTCATCCCGTCGCCGCGCGCGCCGACCCACGCGAGCTTGCGGGCCTCGTCGATGGTCGAGTTCAGGTAGAGGAACCGACCATGCGGCGTCCGCATCGCCGAGCGAACGAAGTGCCGGTTGCCGCCGCGCGTCTTGCCCGAGCGGCGGCCGCAAATCGCCGCGACGAGCCGAGCCTGATCCTCGTAGAACGACCGCTGTTCTGCGAACCACTCCGCGGTGAAGTCGTCGCAGATCGCCGACCGCTGGGCTCTTGCTCGTCGAGCCCGAAGCAGCCGCTCGCGCGCATCGCGGTCAATCATCTATGGAGAACGGGCCGCCGGTTCCCGGCTGATGCTTGAGCAGGTTCGCGTATGAGCGGACGCGAGACTCGAACACGAAGCTCGAGATCAAATCTGGCGAGTACATCTCCTTCAGCATCGCGTCGAAGGACGCGAGATTGACCATCGGTCCGCCGCTACGCCACGCCAGCCAGTCAATCGCTCTGACCTCAGCGCGGTGAGCGGCGATCTGCTCGTCCAATGGCAGCGGCTCCCAGTCGTCATGGTCATCCTCATCGGGCCCGGTATCGAGCCAGAACCGCGGGATCAACCGTCGGCGAGCCGAGCACCGGACATACTCGAAATCCGGCTGAACTTCGTCGATGACACGCCACGCAATGTCCGGCCGTTCGGAGTTCCACGCATCGCGTGCAAACCGCAACGCATCCATGGTGGCGCTCTGACTCACCGCGACCTCGGAAGGCCGTACGGCTGAAAGCTCTGGGTCCAGCGCTCCAGCTTAGCGTCGTGGATCTCGCAGAACCAGGCGCGGCCGGGCCAACGATCCTCCATTTCCGCGCAGAGCCACTGCGCTGCCCCAGCGCGATCGCGCCCTCGCGCAACCTGGGACGCCACCCACTCAGCACACCGGCCCAGCTGCCCGGTGAGGGAGTCGAAATCGTCCCCTGGGCGCAACTCGAGGCCAGGCTCGACGACGAACTCGCCGCGGGTGAAGGAGCAGCGGACGTAGTGCTCGACCTCGGGGCGCAAGGCCGCCGTTGCTGCCGCGAGCGACGTCCCACCCGGCGACTCCAGGGAGCCTGCGTCAGGTGTACCCGCGGCAGCCGGCAGCGAAATCATATCGTGAACGTCCCGTTGTACCCCGGATGCTCGAGCGTCGTCTTCCCGGTTCGCGGACCGCCGCAGATCACGATGCGAATATGGCAGCTGCACCTTCAGGTTGCAGCCATATCCGCCGCCGCTCCACCACGCCTCGAACTCCCCGAGTGCCTTGGTCTGCTTGGCGAAGTCGTCCGGGTCACCCGGCCACTGGCCGGCGCCGGTCGCGCCACGCGACACGAACCACGCCATCTTGGCGAGGTCTCGCGCCGAGTCGTAGGGCTGCTCACTCACCGCACGCTCCTCGCCGCGACCTCGCTCAGCTTCGCGAGCCGCGCCTTGTACTCCTCCATCAGCGCTGCGCCTGCCTTCTGGTGCGCCTCGAGCCGAGAGCAGACGTCGCCGAATGCGGTGAAGGCGGTGTGCGAGTCGCCGGTGAGAACGAGCGACGGAACGGCTGGGACATCGAACTCACGACCAGTTAGGCCGGACTCTCGACACCGCCGGATGGCCTCTCCAGACAGCACGCCCGTCGGATACGCTGGTCGCGGCCAATCATCATCCGGCTTGTCGTCGAACGGGCCCTCGAACTTCTCATCCACCGTGGTCATCGCTTGATCTCCTGCTGCAGCCGCTCGTACAGGTCCCGCTGCTTCTCGCTGAGCCGCGACAACGGGATCGACGTGAAGCTCCGCAGGTTGCCCCACGGCACCTTGATCTCCTCGTAGTGCTCGCCGGCCTTGTACACGACCAGGATGCCGTACGGCTGCTCCTGGACGCGCGACCGGCCATGGTACTGGTTCTGCGCGATGCCCTGCATCGTCCACTCCTCGCAGCCGTGGCCACCGATGGGCACGGGCTCGCGGAAGTGGATGGCGCTGATCACAAGCGGATCAGGCGGTGGCTGCGGAGGAGCAACGTCCTTGGGCGCCGGCTGCTTCCTGTCGGGCTCGCTCACTGGATCACCACAGCTTTCCCATCATGCGTCAGCAACGTCGGCGGGCGCTCCAGTTCCTCGATAGCCGACAGACAGCTCGCGGACCGGATGACCAACCCCTCTTCGCCGTCATCGAGCGGCACGACCAGTTGATCGCCGGGCTGCATGCTGCGGAAGAACACCACGACCTCGCCGACATGCTGCTCAAGCGGGAACTTCACGCCAGCGCTGATGATGCCCGTGCCCACAGCGAGCACCTCGGCCTTCATCCACGGCGTGTTGTCGCTGGCGATGCGAGGAATATACAAACCGCCAGTGGTGCGCTCGCCAGTCTCGAGCACCTTGACGAGCAGGCGGTCACCGAAGATGCGGTACTTCATGGGAGCAACGCCTGCAGCATGGCCAGGATGTCGCGGAACGCCCCAAGCGGGACAGAAACGCCATCCAAGGTGGTGCGCCATCCGTAATCGGTGAACTCCACCCCAATGGTTCGCAGTTCCGCCTTGCTGTCTCGGAACCGCATCTCCACGGGCGCGACAACACCGCTGTTCGATTCTCTGGTGCTCATTTCTTCTCTCCCAAGAACTCCGCGAGCGGCATATACACGCTCGCATGGTAGCGGCTCCGCATCCGGTCCGAGCTCGGACCGATGGATGTGCAGACCACCGCGGTTGATTGACCCACGCCGATCCGGTGCAGCAACTCGGCAGCGATGCCGTTGCCGCGCTCGGACTTGCGCGCGTAGATGTAGTGCACGAGCGGCGCCCCCGCGCCCTCGGCGTAGACGAGCCAGGCGGTGATCGACTCGTGGTCGTGGGCTCGGCAGGCGACCAACGCGCGCGAGTCCGATCGGTCCATCACCGCGTCGACCTCGGCGCTGACCTGCGTCCACAACTCGGAGCCAACGTGGCGGGCGTGGGCGTGACCCTGGCCGAAGCGCAGGCTCGTCTTGCCGGGGACGTGATTCATGCTGCAAACCGAGCGCGTCCAGGTGGACGCGATGAAGGCTTGATCGGTGACGCGGGCGGTACGGATCATGGCTTGCTCCGGCGCGGGATCCCCAACCACGGATTCGGCTGTTCAGCCAGCTCACGCACATGCTCGTCGCTGTAGTAGCTGCGGAGGATCTCCGCGTGCTCGCTGATGTCGAGCGCCATGATCGCGCGGTACAAACGCGTCCAACGCGCCAACAGCACCGGCCGATACCACCGAGGCGGCGGCCCAAGAATCGCCAACTGCTCCGCGCGCTCGAGGGCACGCCTCACGCTGATTCCGCTCATGCGGTCCCCGAGAGCACGGCATCAACCTTGAGTTGATGCTTGGCCTTCGCGGCGGCATTGAGCAGCTCCGTGGCGAGCCGTACGGCATCTTCTGGCGACATGTGCTCGACGATGAAGTCTGCTGGCCGTGCCTCTCGGTCACCGACCGACATCATCACCGCCATGTCTGAAACCATCGGAGCTTCGCAGTACACGCGGACCCACCAGCGCGGATCGCGGTCGACGGTGTCGTAGGCGCTCATTTCACATCCCCATCTCGTCGAGCTTTTCCTCGACTGCCGTGCATACATGTTCGATCTGCGCCGGCGTGGCCGCGCCCCATCGCCCCTCGCACAGCTCGGTCGTGAACCTGCGAGCACGCTCGATGTTCCCGGCGCGCAGGTCGTGGCGGATGGCCGCGATGACGCCGCGAGAGTCGCGGAGGGTGATCACTTCGGATCCTCGACGATCTTGTAGACCAGATCATCCACGCATTCGGCGGCAATCGCGTACCCGCCACGACCAGCCACGCCGATCCCATGTCGCCACGGAGCACCAGCCCACGGCCGCACGACGTAGCGATCACCATCGCGCAGCTGATCCCGAGCGACACGGCACACGCGTAGTCGCTTGGTCACCGGAACCTCGACGGAGTTCTCGTAGACAGCGCACAGCTTCTCGGCCACGTCACCGAAGCCACGCTCCTCGAGCAGGTCAGCTGCTACGGACTCACGCTCGGTCATCACGCCGCGTCCTGTTTCTCGTGCGTGTAGTACGCCCCGACGATGACACGTCGTCGTGGATCATCCGTGAACTTCGGCGGCAGCGCTGGGTCCTCGGTCTCGAAGCCCAAACGGCGCACGTTCTCGAACCCCAAACGGCGCACGCCCACATCTGGCATCTCGATGTATTTACACAAATACGACGGCGTCGACAGGAAATGCACCGGGCCTGGACCGAAGCGGTCGTAGATGTGCTGCATCACCGCGCGTGCAGCTTCGATTGGCTCGTGGTGGTCGACCTCGCACAACGCGTAGGCGCACAGCCTATCCAGAATGCGGCCATCCTCGAGAATCACACGGCGTCCTCCACCACGCTTGAGAATCACGCGGCGACCTCCACCGTGCTTGAAATTGAACGCCCGGATACCCAACTCAGCGCCGAGCGCACCAGCTGCGTCCTTCAGCGCTGATATTGGCGGTACATCAACTCCGATGACTGCGAGCGACCCATCGCTGAGCCAGGCACCAAGCACGCCGTCCTGGCAGATCAGATCACCAAACTTGTCGAACACCTTGATAGTCACCTGACAAACCTCCTCAGCTGCTTCGCCTGCTCGCTCGGGTCCTGCCACACCGCCATTCGCTGCTCCGGCGTCAGGCTGTCGGCCAGATTCTGCAAACGCACGTGCCGCTCCTGCGCGATCTGCAGCGAATCCATGGTCATGCCCCAGTCCCAACGATCCGGGGCTCCGTGGCGCGTGGTCGTCAAACCCTGCGTGCCGGCGTGGGCCACGGCGAGGTAGTGCCAGGCACCGTCGAGGGTGGTGCAGAGGCGGTGGAGCGTCACTGGTACTCCGGTTCGTCATCGGAGCCATCGGTCACGTAAGTCGTGCGCGTCGTCGGCATGGCCAACGGAATCACGAGGTGTCTTCCGCCCAGCTTCGCGCTAAGTCCGGTCACGATCGCTCCGTTCTCGACGGTCGCGCTCTCGGTGAGGACGTGCAGCCTACCGAACACACGAGGCCAACGCGTCCGAAGCGCGAGCTTCAGGTGCTGCCACCACGTGGCCGGACAGGTCAGCGTGCGACGTTCTACTCGACCCCATCCGGTAAACGCTCGCCGCATCTCGTAGGCATCCATGTGGGTGCAGACACGGATGTCCTTACGCATCCTGGAGCGCAATTCCTCGTCGAGGATTTGCATCTGGAAAAGTTGGACGCGATCCAGGGTAACGCTCTCGATAATGACGCTCACTTCAACTCCAGCAACGCCATGCGCTGCTCTGTCTCGTCGCCAACCTTGGCCATCTGCGTCGCCGCGCAGTCGACCATCGCGTCCCACGCCTTGGCAACCACCTGCATGTCGGCGTGCTCGCGCTTCGCGCCGTATGATTCCGCGTCATTCACATGCTCAACAGCGCGCTCCACATGCTCGTCGCCCGAGATGGCGCAGACGTGCGCGTCGTACTCGCGCCGCGCGACCTCCGGATCAGCCACACGGAGCCCACACCAGCCACACGCGCATGCGGCGAACCATTGCTCCAAGTCAGCGACCTTGCGGAGCGCGGCGTCACGGTTCAATCGGTCCACATGCCGACGCTTCCCGGCGTACGCCTTCGCGTACTGCGCATCCTTCGCCGCCCAGTACGCGGCACGTCGCGACCGCTGTGCCAGCAGTGCTTTCCGCGCCCAGACTGGCATCGCCGCAAGCTCCGCATCCGAGGCCATGTACGGATCGAACCCGAGAGCGGCGACGTACGAATCGTCGAGTACACTGCTCGTCTTATAGAGCCTGTCGTCGCTGGGGCCGCGAGACTGGAACGCTTCCGCCTCGAGCGACCGCGCTATCTCGTCTTGCTCTGCCACGTGACGATTCCCTGATTCATGTTCGTGTAGCTTGTACACGAACCGAACCGCTTGTCAATCCGGATCTCGCTCCGTGCCAGCCGAGATGGTCATCCCACGACGAAGAAACTCGGTCGCCAGGTCGGCCGTCGACAGCTCTTGCAGCGCCTCGCGCGCCAGCTCGCGCATCTCGGCCTCGTACTCCTCGTCGGACAGCGGCGCGTTGCCCTTCTTGCTCGCCAAGATCGCCAGCTTGCGGAACTCGAGTTCGCGCTGCATCAGCTCGCTCCACCCGTTCTGATAGCGCTGGAACGCGCGGCACCAGTCGCGCGTCGGCGTGCCGGCATCGTTGACGTCGGCCGCGATGACCTGCGGCCGACCATCGGCATCCTGCTCCACCTGCGGTTCCAGGGACCGCTCAAGCCGCTGGCGCAGCTTGGTGAGCAACTCTAGGTGCTTCGGCGTCTCGCGGCGGAGCCATGAGGCAGCGTCGGTTGGGGAGCCCTTGATTCCGCTCACTGTGTGGTGGTTACACCATGGGTGGTGTGTGCGCAAGAACCCCAGCCCCAGGCGTAGCGTAGCGGCAGGTGTGCCATGTTGTCACAGTGTTTCTCACCGGCTACTCCGCGCCGCTGCCGTAGCCTGCTCCACGTCGAGCGCGGCCAGCGCGATCCTGATCAGCCTTGAGCGGCTCATCCCGCTCAGCCCAGTGGCCCGCATCCGCGCGCTCCTGGGCCACGCCACCCGCTATTTTGCGCGCGTTGGTCACCCGGTTCGTAATGGCTCCCTGGACGACCTCGGCTGAGAAACGGGGCTCGGGGAGTTTGCTCGTGAGCAGGACCCCGCACGCAGATGAACGGACAAACCGCAGGTTCGCTCAAAAACCGCTTCCCGCACGGGGAGCGCACGCGAACGGGCATTTTTGCATCTTGGCTGGTACTCTCTATAGGACCCCTTTATTGATCTCTTGCTTGATTTATAGATATGTCCGTTCTTATTAGTTCTTAGTAGTAAGAACAAATAGTTGGATAGCCAAAATGCGAGCGCCGTGTGTGTTCTGTGAACGCGTGCGGATTCGGTAATCAGATTCATAGCAACCCCAGTCCCTGGTAGATTCTCGGACGTCGACCATCTGGTCTGACCGGCTGCACGATTGAGATGTCCGGCAGAACAGTATTCAGGTTCCGTCCGAACCACTGCTTCGATCCCGGTCTCTCGTATCCGTTCGCGGCGCACCAGTCCTTGTAGCGCTGCCAGACCGTGTCGATCTCGACCTGCTGGCCTCGCTCGACCACGCAGCACTCCTCCAGGAACACGCTCATCGGGCTGGACAGCGCCCTCATCGCGTCCTGGGACGACTGAGACGCCGCGGAGACCATGAACCTGCCGTCCTCGCACAGCGACTCGTAGCCGTCCACAGCCCACCGGAAGATGCCGGGCAGCTCGGCGAGCAGCTTGGCCTCGAGCGTCGTGTCCTCGCGGCCGAGAAAGCTCTTGCGGAGGTTCAAGATCACGAACCGGCTGGCCAGCGCGCCGCTGGTGTCGTAGAGCCGCGGCAGCTCGTTGGACAACAGCAGCACGCGTGTTCGCAGCCGGACGTTGACCATGCCGGTGTTCTTGCGGTTCACCAACAATGCATCCTCGCCGGAAATCGAGAGCAGCCGCTCGACGACGCGGGTCTGCTCGTTGGCTCCGCCGAGCCGAGCGTCGCCGATGATGGCCAACGTTTTGCCGACGAGCGGCTGCAGCCCGAATGTGTCCTCGAGCCCGTCGAGCGTGGGGTTGACCACCGCGTCGTGGCCGAGGAGAGCGCGCAGCACGCGGGCGATAGTTCCCTTGCCAGATCGCGCCAGGCCGATCAGCGCAAACAGCTTCTGCTGCGAGGTGTCCGGCGTCAGGAAGTACCCGAACATCTGCTGCAGCGCTCGGATGCTGTTGGTGTCGTCCTCCCAGAGGCTGGTCAAAAACGCGCGCCACGTTGGCGCCTCGGCTGCCGGATCCCAGTTGGTGCCGATGGCCGTTGGACTGAACAACCGCGGCGTCCGCGGCAGCAGCTCACGCGTGGAGAGGTTCAGGACGCCGTTGGCGCACGGCGCGAGCCGCACTGGATCGGGGTCGTCCGGCTCGGCCGAGGTCCACTGCGGGGCGCCGCTTCCGAGCACCGGAAACGCGTGCAAACACGCCTTGCGGACCTCGCTGATCGTCTTGTTCTTGCTGGTCACACGGCGCAACTCCGCGCGCGCCACGCCGGTCTTGCCGTCGACGACGGTCACCGGGGCAACCGCGACGTCGAGGAAGCCGATCAGGTCCCGGTCCAGCGCCTCGTCGTCGTGCTCGACGTACCGTGTGCCGTCGTAGCGCCACCACGCGCGGGCCCAGCGGACCATGGTCGGCTCGCCGTCGACCTGGTAGCGGTAGGCCCGGAACGCCTCGGCCAGCCGGGTCGGCTCGGTGTTCTTGGCGCGTGGACCGGTCGGCTGCTTGCGCGGTACCGGCTCGGCGTCCAGCAGCGCCTGCTGGCGAGCCTCGCGCAGGTCGAGGATGCTCGACACCCAGCCGGCCACTGGCGGGTCGCCGGCTGCACCGGGCAGCTGGATCAACGCGTCGTACCAGGCCAGATCGCGCGGGCCGTCGACCTCGAGCTCGAGGCGCACGGACTCCACGCTGACGCGCTGGCCGCGCGCGAACAGGTTCACGGCCGCGCTGAGTCCGGCCTTGGCGTGGTAGTCGGTCAGCTCGTCGGCGGCGATCGGCAGGGTCTCGATGTGCGACGGATCCAAGATCACCGCGGCGACGAGCAAGCGCTCGAGGTGCGGATCGAACAGCAGACCAGTCGGTGGTGGGCTCAAGCGGACTCCTTGGAGGGTTGGCGTAGGCGGTCGAGCAGCGCGCGGGCTTCGGCTTCGGAGCGGACGACGGCGTAGACGCCGCCTCGGTCGGTGATCCAGCGGCCGAAGTTGACCTGATCAGCCGAGAGTCGGCCGCGCGGCGTCTTGCATTCGACGGCAAGGAAGCGCGGTCCGTAGCACCCGAGCAGGTCAGCGCCGCCCGGATTGCACACGCCATAGCGGATCGGGTGGGTACCGCCGGGGCGCGTGTACATGCCGATCTCGTTGCGCCAGAGCAGGCACGCGGGATCCTCGACCAGCACGGCGCGGATCACACGCATCAGATCGCCCTCGGACACGGTCAGCTTGCACCGCGCGCAGGTGCCGTCGTCCTGCCACTGGCGTCGCGTTCGGGGGCACGCGCAGGACGTCACGGGCTCGCCACGCTGGGCAACGGACAGCGCTGATGGCGTGTGCTGCCTCGCTTGCCGGCAACCGAGTAGACGGGTGTGCCGCGCGGGAACCAGCCGCCACACTTCGCGCAGTGCCCGTCGTACTTCGCGAGCAGTGCGCTCACCCACGGGATCCTGGGGCGCGCAGGAGTCAACTCGGACACGCCAGCGTTGACGTTGCGCGGAGCCGGCCGTGGCCGAACCGGGATCTCAGCGCCGCAGTGCGGGCACGCGTGTGGGCCGTAGAGGAACATCGAGCCGCAGGCTGAGCAGTGCCCGAAGCTGTCGCGTGCTCCGCCGCCGATGGCTCGACCAGTCAGGCTGTACTCGCGCTCGAGTTCGACCGGGCCGTGCTCGTGGGCGCAGCCGGTCAGGTCGACAAGGGCCGCCTCGCTCTTGCCCGGAGCCGGCCGCAGGATTCGCCCAGCAACCTGCAGGTACTGCCCAGCGTGCGAGAACCGGCGCGCGAGGATCGCCACGCCGAGCTCGGGCAGGTCGAAGCCCTCGGTGAGCACGCCGACCGAAACCACGACGAGCGTGTCCCCCGCGCGCCACGCAGCGAGCGTCGCGGCCCGCTGGGTATCCGGCATCGCCCCGGTGACGAGCCCACACGACACGTCAGCACCATGGAATACGGCAAGCTCCGCTCGCGCATGCGCGACATCGCGGCAGAACACGGCCGCGCGCCGGCCGGACGCGAAGCGTTGGTACGCCTCGAGCGGCGTCATCGCCAACTCGCCGGGCTTGAGCGTGCTCGGCCCGGCCCAGATGCGGCACGGCACCAGCCGGCCGGCGTCGGTCAGGCTGCGGACGGTCGGGCCCGGCACCAGCACGTCGAACAGGTCGCCGAGGGGCTTGCCATCAGCGCGTTCTGGCGTCGCGGTCAGCCCAGCCCACCGCGCGCCCGGCTGAGATCGCACGAGGTCCGCCCACGTGGCAGCCGCCCCATGGTGACACTCGTCGAGGATGGCCAGGCCGACCTGCGGCAACGCGCCGAGCCAGCGGTCCTGACACAGCGTCTGGATGCTGCCGATGATCACGGGCGCATCCGGTGGCCCGTCGTCGCGCTTGCCCTGGATGACCCGAAGGTCAGCGAGGCCGGCCGCGGCGAATGTGGCTGCGGTTTGGTCGATGAGCTCACGCCGACCTGCAGCGAACAGGACCCGGCCACCACGCTCAACGGCGCCGACGGCCATCGCCGCTGCGCAGACCGTTTTGCCGCTGCCAGTCGGGCTCACGCCGAGCACGCGCCGGTGGCCGGCTGCGAACGCCGAGCGGAGGTCCGCGAGGAAGCGGACCTGGTAGTCACGGAGATCGATCATCTCAGCCGTGGCCTCTGCTCACGCGGCTCCGCGTCCCGCCCCAGGCAGGACGCGGAGATCCGGTACTCGCCGCGTGGGCGGCAGCAGCTGGAGCAGGTCGGGTCATCCACGCTTGCACCTCGCGAGGGCGCAACGCGCCAACCAACAGAACGGGATGTCCCAGCAGGCAGTGAGTAGCAGCAACCGTGTCATCGCTCCGGCCTCCGCGGCGGCGTGGTCCCGTAGATCCGCTTCCAGCTCAGGTAGACGGTGCCCGCTCCGATGCCGAACACCACACCGGCGTCGTGGCATGAGCAGCCGGTCAGCGCGGCGTAGCGGACCGCGCACTGGGTGAGGCTGGTGTGGTGCCAGCCAAGGCGAGCGAACTCTGCCTCGGAGCGGCGGCGCTCGACCATGTTGGCGCTGGCCTGGCGTTGGTGGTTGGTCACGGTTGGCTCCGGTCAGTGACCGGCGTCCCCGCGGCCAGCTCCGCCCGGCACGACGGGCACACCAGATCCGGCGGTACAAATGTCGCGATCACCGCCACCGCATACGGCAGCGACAGCCGGCACAGCGTGGTGATGTGACCACCGGGGTGCGCGGAACGGAGCGCGCACCAGCGCTGCTTGCCGGTGGAGAGGTAGACCGTCACGATCGCCACGCTCTCGTGTGCAGCCACCAGCCGACGTAGCCGAGCAACGCCGCTCCGATGGCGGCGACCACAACGACGGCGGCCCAGCCGCCGAGCGCGTAGATGGCGAGCCAGGTGAGAAGGCCGCAGAGGAAGATGACGTAAATCATCTCCGCATCTCCGCGTCGCGCTCCTTGCGCTTGGCGTCCATCGCAGCGATCTGCTTGGAGCGCTCCTCTCTGCGCAGGGCTGCGCGCTCACGGTCTAGCCTCACGCAGTCCGGGCACAGATCGTGGCTCAGATTCGATGGCCTGCCAGGGCTACCCGTCGTTGCAGGCAGCGTGCGAGTCACCTCGATGCCGCGAAGCGGATACGTCGTTGTGCGCTCCGGCAGCGGGTCTCGCGCTGGTGAGCCGGAGTCCGTCCCGCGCCCCCAGCCCTTGGTAGCGAACCAATCTCGGTTGCTGCGTTTGCCGCACATCGCGGTCTGCTCGGTCGCGCCACACCCGTCGAAAACGAGCTTGACGCCGTACTCACGTGGTAGAACTTTGGCGGTCACTGGTCATTCCTCCCCGGATCCCAGTCATCTGCGATGCGCTGCGGTCTGATCCCGGATTTCGCGGTCCACTGCTTGCGATACGTCTTGCGCTTCCGGTGCTCGACGATGCCGGTGCGAGAGCGCCATCCAGTCGCGTCGCACGCGCAGCGGTACTGCCCGGTCTCGCCGGGGATGGGCTGCCAGTCGTGGGTGTGCTCACTCACTGCCACACCGCGCGCCACCGCTGTTCCTCGGCCGTGCGGTCGCTCAGCGCCGGCCGTGGTTCGCCGCGGTCCACGTGGACCGTGTCCTGGTGCGCGTCGGCGAGGATGGCAGGTGGAAGCGGCACGAACTGGACGTCCAGCCCGGTAAGGAGCGCGCGGATGACGTTCTCGACTGGGATCGCGACGTGCGATGGGTTACCACCGGACTCATAAATCTTGGCCGCGATGCTCTCGAGCCGTGGTCTGCGCTCACGCCGGATGCGACGTCGGCGCTTCACGGCAGCCACCTCGCCACCACCAGCACCGGAGCCATCGCGATGATGGCCGCTGCGAAAAACACAGCCTTGAACGGGAACAGGATCAGCTGCACCTGAATCTCCTTGCTGCGCCACGCGGGCGCTTGTTTACGCTTCGTCCCAGACGATTCGTCGACGCAGTCCGGCTCGATCGGCGCGTTCGTCCACAGTCTCTCCGGGTCGCTGGTGCGCCGGGAAACCAGGGACCGGCGAGCACCGCGCCAGCAGCTCCGCGTCGGTCTCCATGCGGCTGAACGCTCGGCGGGGCCTCATGGCTTCGCCTGCTCTCTGATCCAGCGCTGCACGTCGTCGGCGACCTGCAGGTACTCGGCGCTCGGTGACATGTTGGCCTCCTGCCCCGGCGCATATGTCGCCCAAATGCGATCGCGCAGCACCTTCGGCAGCCTAAACCAGTGAGCGCGGCAGCCCCACATCGCTGGCGGGACTTGCGTGGTACAACCGGGCCAGTGGCAGTGGTGGTCGCGCGTCTGGCGCTGGCGCTGTACGTAGCGCCGCTTGCTGGCAACCGTCCTGTCGATCTCCGGGCTCGAAGTGCTTCCCCTCGCCGCCATCTCGGCGAGGGTGTGCTTGCGCGACACCGCGGCCAGGCGCTCGTTTGTGCTCGGCATCGGCGCGCCGGGGTCCCGCGTCGAGATCATCTCCATGAACTCGCGCACCGTGGCGCGGTCAGGCGTGTGCTCGATGGTCTTCAGCAGCGCCTCGTTCTCAGCGCTCAACTCCGCGGTCTCTCCGCGCAGCCACGCCACCGAGCAACCGTAGACCTTGGCCATGGTGGCGAACTGCTCGGGCGTAGCGCTCGGATCCTGCGTCTCTTGCTCGGACAGCCACACGACTTCAACGCCGAGCAGTCGCGACGCTTGACCCAGCGACAGCCCGGCGCCTTCGCGTGTCGCCCGCAGCCGGCTCACGGCTCACCCGTAGACGCTGCGTTCCGCTCCGGACGCTGACCGTACGCTCCCGATTGTGGCGGGTGCGAGGAATGCGCAGATGAGAGGGTGTGGAGAGTCACGCTGCCCCAGAGAAGATGAAGTCCGTCGAACATCCAAGCTCGCTGGCCAGGCCAGGCATGTATTTGGAGCTGGGCGTGTAGTCGCCCTGCTCCCAGTGACAGACCGATGCCTTGTCGGTACCGATTCGTCGGGCCAGTTCGGCCTGGGTGAGCTTCTTTGCGAGCCGCTGCGTTTTGATGCGCCCGCCAAGTGTGCCAGGTCCGGCGCGCTTTGATTTCTGTTTTCTGCCCACACCTCACGGTTGACATTCTTCCAACCAAAAGTCAATCGGTAAGGTTGGCGCAATCCCAACCCACCGAAATGTCATCGTGAAGCGTCACAACATGCCCAACGCCCGCCACCCAAGGCAGTACCCGCGTGGCCCCAGACATCCGAAGCTGCCGATCAGCCCCGCATGGAAAAAACGCGTACTGGCCGAACTCGTCGCCAACCGGCTGGCAAACAGGGAGCCTCGCAACGAAGCCGAGCTAGCACGCATGATCGGTGCCGACAAAGGCGGCCTGCATGATGCACTGCACGGCACTCAAGCGTCGTACAAGTACGCCAGGCGCATATCCGAGATACTTGGAATCGGCGACGCGATGGTGGCCAATCCAGAGTTGTCCGTCTCCGCCGACGAGTGGGAGCAGGCGGTCAGGTTGATGCGCGCGGCGTCTCCCGAACAACAGCGCAAGGCCCTGGCGATTCTCCGCACACTTCTGCTTGACGACGAGTAGGGTCCGGACGAGAGTGGCCGGATGCGCGAGGTGCGTGTCATCGACACGCTGCTGGTTCTGATGGGGCGTCTGGCAGACCGAGACCCTGCGGCGTTCCGTCGGGTCATGGCCGAACTTGAGGAACGAGATCGCGTGGTTGGAAAAATCTCAACGAAGTAGCTTGACGTCGGCCCGGGTTGGGATTATCTCTACTACATGCCCGAGACGATCCTACCCACGTCAGTCATCATCCCCGTCCACCCTCTCAAGCTATACGAAGACCTGTGCGCGCTGGCCGCGACCGGGTTCTCGATGCCGTCGAGTTGGCGCGACTGCGCCGGCCGCCTGAACGAACTGGCGGCCGCGTGCCACCCGGCATTTCGTGCCAAGTACGCCGCTCGCGCACTGGACTGCCAGGACCGCGCCGAGCGGCTGGAGCGCGGAGTTCGCGACGCTGAGTGGAGGGCTCCGAGCCATGGTCAGCGGCAGGCGATTCCGGTTGGCCGCATGGGGCTGGTGGGAGGCGGCAGGTGAACCTCTCCGCCAACGAGATGGCGCAGCTCGGCCACCACATCAAGGATCACCCGGCGATCGCCGATCGCGTTGCTCGCCTGCTCGCTGGCGACGCTCCGTGTCTGGCTGATGTCGCGTCTGTCCGTGAGCACATAGCGCAGGTGGAGGCGACGTGCGGCCACTCGTGCTCGCTGCTGGAGCGGCTGATCGGAGACGAGTCGTGACCGACTACATCCGAGTCCTGATCGCCATCGCCTCTCAGCTCCGCGCAGCCGGTGCTACCTGCGTCTCGCTCCACCTCGACGTCGACCGTCCGGGCATCGCAGTGACGATGGCCAGCGACGCTGACGTCAACACGCTCGCCGAGGCGCTCAACGTCCACGTGGGAAAGACAGCCACCGACGGCTCGACTTGGCTCCGCGCCGAGCACCACACCGAGGAGCGTCGGCTGTGGATCTACGGTCCGCAGGTCCGGCTGGCAGCCGCAGGCTGAACGACTCGCAACCAATTTTTCAACGGTGACGCCATGACCAAAACCATCCAGATCAAGCACCGATTCACCAACGCCGTCCTCTTCGCCCACGACGTCGCTGATGACGATCAGGCACCGATGCGCACAACCGTCGTGGTTGGCGCTGCTGGCGGCGCGAACCTCCGCGGCGCGGACCTCCGCGGCGCGCCTGATCTGACGGGCGCCTACCTGGCGAGCGCGCGCAATCTTCCCCCGGGAGTCGCCGCTCTTGACCCACCCGAGCCGTACGTGCGTCGCCCGTCCGCGACCGCCGCCGAGCGAGCACTGCGATACCGCGAGCTCCACCCTGAGGTTCCCGTGGTCGATCAGCTCGACGCGAAGATCCTCGAGCGGATCGCCGCGGTCGGCGCGCTGCGCATGGAGACGTGGCACACCTGCGAGACGACGCACTGCCGAGGAGGTTGGGCGATCACCATCGCGGGCGATGCCGGCCGCGATCTCGAGCGCAAGGTCGGCACCCCGCGCGCTGCCCAGATGATCTACTTGGCCAGCACCGGCAGCATGCCATGGTTCTACGCGCCGGACGACGTCGCGCTCGCCGATATCCGCCGGTGCGTAGCCGAGCAGCTTGCGGCGGTGACGCCGTGACCAAGACCGCTCGTCCGACGTGCACCTACTGCCTGCCGACCGAGGTCTCGCTGCCTCGCGCGGCAACCAAGCCGCTGAGCTTGACCGGTGAGCAGATCGCCAGGGCATGGCATGACCATCTTCTGCATGCGGGGCCTCGGTGATCACTCCGGCCCTGCTCCGCGAATGGAGCGCATGTTGGCCAGACGAGCGCATCGCCGCCTACTTCGCCGACCGCACCGAGCTGACGCCACGGGAGATCTCTGCTGACGAATCAGTATCGCTGGATGACCGGCTTTGGGTGATGTGCCGATCGCTGTGGTACCTCGACGAATCCGCCGCTCGCGGGTTTGCGATCGAGTCAGCCGCGCTGGTTACGCACCGCGCCGGTGACGAGGACGACCAGGCGCAACATGCCGGAATACTGAACTGGCTGCTCGAGATCGAGGACCTACCAGCTGAGCAACGGGCCGCTGCCTGGGACGCTGCCAGGGCCGCTGCCTGGGACGCTGCCTGGGACGCTGCCAGGGCCGCTGCCTGGGACGCTGCCTGGGACGCTGCCA